CACCCTGTTTTCTAGCGGCTTTAGCAGGGGCGGCTGCTTGAGGCTGTGGCTGTTCGGGTTCAGCAACGGGTTGTTCGGGTTCAGCAACGGGTTGTTCGGGTGGAGGAGTTTCTTTTTCTTCGGGTTTGCCGGGCTGGGGAGGAGCAATCAGGCCTGCGGCTTTAGCATTTTCTAATGCAGAAACAGCATCACTAACAAAATCTTTTACAAAGATGTCTTGTGCTAAAATAGTTGCGGCAGATTTACCACCACCAAATGCAGATTTGATTTTACTAGCGGCGGCGCCACCGATCATGTTTGACAGTCTTAACTCATCAATCTGCTCTGATTCTTTAATATAAATATCATCAATTTTCATTTTTAAACCTGTGTCTTTTTAATACTTTTTGAAAAGCGAGATTTGTCTCTGCCCCTAATGGCACTTATCAATTTCTTTTCCAGCATTTCAGCCTGACCTTCTTCAAAGTTTTTTTCAATAAACTCAATTAGATTAATAGCACTAGTGATAATATTGTTGCCACGAGATTCCACAATATGTGGAACATCACGGTTATTACCGATTAGTTCTAGTTCTTCCAATAGGCTTCTTGTTTTCTTTTGCATAAGTCCACTTCCCTTTTATATATTTATGCTATTAGGGTTTATTTTAAATTTACTTTTTAAGGCTGTTTAACAACGATTTCAATTTAGTACTTTGTACGTCTGCGTCTACTCGTTTATTTATCGGCTCTACTTGTTCGTGGACTGCTTGATCGACTGCCCCAACTTGGCTAGTTGTCTTAAACTTATCCATAATTTGCTGTGCTGAGGGCTGTGCATTTTGTGACACATTAGATGTGCCAGGGTCTGAAATTCTTAATGTTTCTATATCAAATGCTAGTTCTACTTTCTGTCCTACACCAGAACTGCTACGTGTTTTCATTAACTGAATTTGATATTGTCCGCGTTCTCTCATACTACGTGACGTAAAGATACCAAATACGTTATCTGCTGTGTTGATTTTTGAAATACCACCTGAGATATGACTATGATCAAATTCGATTTCTTCTACTGCACTTCTGTTTAACTGTGAGGCTGTAACAAATATCAAATCAAACTCTTTTGCTAAGTTACGTAATTCTTCTGATACATACTTGTCTTTAACAAACAAGTCACTAGGACTTACTTTGGCACTTACTGGCATCAACAAGTCCAAATAGTCAACACACATAAAATCTATCTTCATGCCTGTTTGTATTTGCAATTCTTTAATATATGCTCTAAGATCGTTTACTGTACTTTGTGCTGGCATATACTTGATTCTGAACTTGCCAGATGTTTTTTGTTTCATTTTAACTTTCATTTCAACGTTATCTAAGTCTTTAAACACTTCTTTTGCTTTAGTGTCAGTCAACATAGAATCGATACGCATGGCTGATAGTTCTTCACTCAATTCAAGTGTAATGTACACTCCTGATAAGCCCTGTAACAACCAATTAACTGAAAGATTCTGCATGAACAAAGACTTACCTGAACCAGAACCACCTGCAAAAATTTGCAGTTCTCCTTTGTTGAAACCCCCATAAAGTTTTTGATCTAGTACGGGCCAGCCCGTAGAGTTTTGACCATTGCTTGTTTTAAGATGCATCAATCTAGCACGTGGATCAGCAAAGTAATCGATACCCATATCACGTTGTAATGAAATTTGAACCGCATCTTTAATTAATTTTTCAACAGGATTATAGTCACCCTTTTCTAATAAGTCTGCTGACTTCATAATTGCACGTTCTAATTCTTGTCTACGTGTAAATGCTTCAAATTCAGATAAGAACCATTCGTAATGTTCATCTTGTAAATCATCCACTGGTTCAATTTCAACACTAGTTGTTGCTTTAATTTGTGTTGGGTCTGGAAGTAATTTATATTTGCTAGAATGTTCCAGCATAAACTCTGCTACAGGTCTTAGTTTGCGATCAAAGTTTTCTGGATTAAAGATATTTGTGATTCGTACAAAAAGTTCTGCGTTTGTAACCATCATACGCAAGAATAATTCTTGCACATCAGCATTGAATTCTTTTAGCAATTTTTTTCCTCATCATTTCGATTTTAATTTTGTTGTTTGTTGCAGACTCTATAATACTTAGTAGAGTTGGCAATCTTCCATATTTAATTAGTGCATCGTTTGCATCTTTAACGCCAGTTCCCCAATTAGGTAAACTAAGTTCAAATCCCAATTCGATTGCTCTATCAATTATATCCAAGCCTGTCTTGTCCTGATCAGGAACAACAATTATACGCTTATCTAATTTTCTAATTATACTTGCTTGTTCGTCACTGATTGTATTATGACACAATGCTAATCCACTTAACGAGATAGCATCAAATATACCTTCAAATACTAAACAAATTTCCCATTCAGGTTTTTGCAAATCAGTACCAAACACATATCCTTTTTGTTGCTGATTAATATACTTAGGTTGCCTGTTATCAATATATCTGGACGTGTGACCCACTATCTTATTTTCATATGTGTAGGGAATAATCAAACGTTGCGCCTCTCTCCCTTCAGCATCAGGTGTCACTAAAAACGGATATGCAGAATGACTAAGTCCTCTCTTTTTAAGATACGTTATAAATGGTTGATGTTTTTTATCGCCCACATAAATTAGATTGCCTTCAGGTCTAGGGCGTTCTTTAAACTTAACAACAGGGTCTTTTTTCTTTTTAGTTATAACTGAGTCTAGCAAATCTCTATGTTGTATTGACTGTAAGTTCCACTTATTAATTTGCTGATCGTCTACACCACACCAAGATAAAAAGTTACGTGTCTTTTTACTGATGCTTTTACCTAATGTAAATCCACATTTAAAGCCGCAGTTAAAACAATGATAAGACCAATTATCACCGTCGGTTCTTACACCTCCCCGTTGACGTTTGTCTGCATTGTGTCCATTATGATGACAACACGGTGCGTTGAATGAATACCATCCACTTTGTGTTAGTTTCTTTTTACCCGGTGCAACCGTAAGTATATCAATCATACTTCGCATTATACATAAAAATTAAAGAAAATACAACAGAAACGGTAAACTTATCTTGCCAAAACGTTACCAATATTGCCCACATTAGATTCAAACTTTAGTTTGACAAACGGGTGATATCCTTCAAGGGTGTATCCAATTGTGCTAGTTTCAACAGACCCTGTGTTAGCATTACCATACTGATATGATACAATATCATAGTATTCAGAGTCAACTAAAGTGGATCCCTGAATAGTCATGTTGCCTACGTAGTTTGAATAATGAGTTTGAATTGTTAAAACTGGATTATTTTCTGTATTAATCACACTACTAAAAAACGTGACTGCTTCAGAGTTTGCATTTGCATTTGCATTAGGAAAGACTTGATCTGTAGGAATTGTAACTGCTTGGCTTGGTACGAATGAAGGTAGAATAGAGTTTACAATATTAAGATCGCCACGTGCTCCTGCTTTTGCATCTACGAATACTGGCAAATTTTGATTGCCGCTTGGGTATTCTAAAGAGTACGAGCAAAACTGTGCAGGAATGTTTTCTATTTCTGCGGCAGTTGTATTGAGTTCAAAGATGCCGGTTGCTAGATAGATAGGATCAAGTGCTTTTCTAAACAACACTGCGGTTCCATCTGAGTTTAAAATTCTAAACGATATTTGTCCAGTAAGACCGGTAAAGTCAACAGGCTTTTGTTCTTGGTTTAAGAATTGAAACTGTAGTTTGTTATCAACACCTTTGTTAAGTGTTAGTGGCTTTGAATAAACTGGCATATATTTCCTCGGACTTGTTCCATCAAGGACAACAACGATTTGTCTAATTGTATACGTGTAAACTGATGTAGTGTAAGACACAAATCTTTAACTCCTAATAAGAGTATTTATCAGTTAGGTATATAATAATATTTTACCAATTTTTTTCCGATGTTAAATACAGATAATGCCTAAGCAACAAGACAACTCGCCCATCGATTTCTTTAAAAAGTTAACCGAAACTCACCCCTTTATTTCGGTAGTCCAGTATGCCAGTCAGGACTTTGTAGGCATTGTCCAAAACCGTGATGATGTAGTCACTAGCATCTATGATTATGGTGCTATTATAGAAGAAAATTTAAAAATAAAGTTTTTAGAATTAGGCGATGTTTGGTGGTGGGAGTCTAATCGACAAATACCAATTAACCTTTTTTTAAAGGAAGAATGGACCGAATTCAAACCTTATCTAAGAACGTTCAATAACAAAAGTTTGACAATAGTACATGGTCCTATTGTCAGCATGTCTGATTTTCAAAAGAAAAGAGTAAAACGTAAATCTATTACTTTGGTGAAGCGATCTTTCTAAGCAGTTTGTTTCGTTGACGTTGCTTTTTTGCTCTACGTTGTTTTGCCAATCGCAAACTTAAATCACTACCAACTCGTTGTTCAAAAGTAATTCCCAGCAAATGATCAAATTCGTGCAAGAACACTCTTGCTTTAATACCAGTAAGGTGCTGATCTTTGATCCACTCTCCGTTTAGTGTTTGATATGATACAACTACTTCAGGGTGACGTTTGATATGCAACCATAGATCAGGGAAACTTAAACAACCTTCTAAGTAAATTTCTTTTTCGCCTTGCAACTTTTCAACTACAGGATTGATACACACAACTAAGTCGGCATCTGTACCCATAATCAAAATACTTTTTTGTACTCCAACTTGGTTTGCTGATAACCCTATACCCGTATGATTAGGGTTTAACATAACCTTGCCCATAGCAGTTACCAACTCAGTTGGATCACCGTCAAGTTTAAAATCCCAAGGTTCTGTGGGTTCTTGTAAGATAGGATTATTTTCAGATATAAGTTTAAGTTCTAATTTTTCTTCCATTATTTTTTGCATCCTGATATGCTGAAATTAATTCATCACCATCTAATTGTTCTCCAGAAAGTAAAACAATTTCACCTGATTTTAGTGTTCTTTCTATTCGTTGATCATTGTACATGATATCAAACACTTTGCCTTCTGGCTCTCTATCATCATACCAAAGTCTGGATCGATTAGAGTCAAATGAATGTATAAATTTTACACCATTTGCCCATGCTTCTGCTTCTAGTAATAATTTTTGTCGTTCTATTCTTTCTTTATATTGTGTCATACTTCAATGGGTCTTGCTCCTCTAGCAAATTCATATGCACAACAACTAACTGTGCATACGCAATTGCATGTGATTTTTTAAACGTGTATCCTGTGCTATTTTTATCCCACACAGTTTTACTTATTTCTTTAAACGTCTTGCCTATTAAATGTTTTTTACCAGGTCGTATGACACTTAAGAACATTGCTAAACGTGGAATAGAATTGACTGGTTCCGGAAAGTGACATAATGTGTCATACTGATTATTGATGTGAATTAACTTTTCTACAAAATCTTTGTCTTTCAATCTGTCCCAGTTAGGCTCTTCCATTAACTGAATCAAATGTATTTCGTCTCTGACTTGATTATAAATGTTTACATTAAGAACGTCTAACTTAAAGTAACCTCGTTCTTCTGCATGTTTATAATCCAACGAACACATTTTGTTTGCGGGATCATATGGAGCTTCTGTAATATAGATACCAGTAGGATGCTTTCTAATTGGATCAACCTCACGCATTGCCGCAGGGATATGATAGATGTGTTTAATAAGTTCTTCTCTGTTGCCACAATCAATATCAATATCTGAATTTATTCTCATTGTAAGCCTGCCACCATTAATTTCTTGTATGCTCTTTGCACAACTATTGCTTGATGTTCAGCATCTTCTACAGCCTTATGAGACGTCCTGTGAGCGCCGTCTTTTAGCGATACGTTGCACATGTCATAAATTGTACGTGTGTCTCTAATAGTGTAAAAAGGCCACGGAATACGCATGTCTAATTGCCTAAAGGCGTTTTCAGCCACAACAATATCAAAACCAGCACCATTACTCCAAACTGCTCTGCGGTTCCAACAGAATTTATAAAGTTTATCCATAGTATCTTTAAACGATATTCTATCTCTGTCGCCCATTGCTTCATCGATTGCTTCTTCACTTTGTTCTCCCCACCAGCGTAATGTGTCTGGATTAATTGTTCTGTTGTGTTGCTCTGTTTGATCTTCAATAGTAGGTCGCAGTTCCAAACGTTCTACTACCCCATCACCTTTGGGGTCGAAACGAACTGCACCGATTGTTAGGATAACTGAGTCTGGATCCGTGCCCAACGTTTCCATATCAATCATTACGTCATTTGCCATAATTTTCTGTATCTAATAGTTTTAAGTTTTCTATTATATCGGATTTGACATAATTAATCAATAGTATTTCGTAATTATGGGTAACCTTTAAGGGGGCAAATGAGTGTAGTATCCTTGGATTGAATAAAACAGCAGATCCAAATGGAACATGAATTTGAATGTGATCATTAATAAAATGACTGTCTACTAATCCGTCTGCTAAATCTGATAATGGCCAATCTTTCTCGTGGCTACTAGGTACAAGACAAAATTCTGCACCTTTTTGATTAAGCGGCACAACAATACTTACACCCATAACATCTTGTTTATAATCTGATGCAAGTAAATTATTATATTCTGGTAATGTGTGGGGGAAAGCAATCTCTGTTTTCCATTCTGTGTTTTCATTTACTGTTATCATTTTTCTATTATAGAAAACCGAATTACGTAAATGTTGTTTAACTTCTGCTTCGATTTCTGTATTGGTATATCCCATCTGATCAATGATTTCATATCCAATACTGTGACTTGTTAAATTCATTTTTGTTTTTAGTTGTTGCAATTCTTCATATACATCAGGTATAAAATCTTTCATAGCACGTTTTCTAAACTTGTCTGAGTTATCAATAAAGTGCAAACAATGATCTATAAGTTGAGGATAGACTTCTTGTTCTTCTTGTAGCCAAGTTTTAAGTAATCCAAACTGATCTTTCCACTTATCGTCTACTCCGTGAAAATAATCAATGTCTGTCATTTCACTTAATATTTTTTCTTCTAGTTTTTGTAATTTTACTAGAGCCTTGTATCTTATTTTTTTTGATAAGACATTAGTTTTAAAGTGTGCAGGAGACCATACTCTATTAAGAAATACGCCATAGATATTATATCGATTACCATGTTCTTTGTATTTTTTAGTAAGTTCCCACCACCATTCTAATAAATCGTGTGAATGTAAAATGCTTAATAAACTTGCCGTGTGGCTTAGTGATACGGTGTACCTATCGGGATACAGTATAGTATACTCAAACATTTGCGTAACGTTTTCTTCTATCTTTTTCCACTTAAACGGATATCTGATATATTCATTTACTATGCCATATCCGTCAATAGAAACCGAAAGATGTACCTCTTTAAACTCTTGCCAAACGTCTGTCAGGTCTTGTGTTAAACCAGTTAAGTTAGTTACATAACTAATGCTTATATTTTTAGCCCGATCTAATTTAATTAATTCTTTTAAGAAACGAATGCCTTCTTCATGTATCGTTGGTTCCCCTCCCACAAACGCAATGCTTTCAACGTTGGGATATGATTGTATTAGTTCATTAACTTTGTCGTCTTCAATATAAATTTTAAGACCTTTTAAATTGTAGATATTATTTTGTAATCCACGCTTTGTATTTTTTGGTAAGTCTTTAGTTGATTGTTGATAAATGTAGTTCCATTCATCTTCCCATAATGTAGAAGCCGCCGGTCCACATGTCATGCACTTTGAATTGCATTTGTTACTGAATGTTAGGTCGAGGTATTTTACATTTGCTGGATCTACCGTTGTATCCATTGGGATATCATTACCCAACCCTTGGTTCCAAATGGTACGCATAGAAGCGTAACCGTTTTCTTCTGATTCCTTACAGTTTACACAGCCTTTGGGCCATTTGTCATTCTTAAGTAACTCTCTAACTTTAATTAAATGTGGATCATTGAGGTGACTTCCGTTGGTACTTTTTTCGTCATCAAACTTACCTTGAAAGTTACAACAGGGTTTATACCCTGTTTGATCAATTGATGCTGAACCAAATGCTAATGAACAATAGATTGCCATTTACTTACCGTTACTCGACCAAACATTGTCTGTGCTTCTAATGTCTTTAGCAATGTCTGGTCTTAAATAATTCATTAGTAAGATTGATCGTTTTTTAGATAGTTTTAAAGGCATTGTAGAATGCATCAATCTAGTATTATAAAACAACATTGAACCAACTGGCATGTCTAGTTGAATTGCATTCTCCATAAACTCATTATCATAAAAACCTTCGTAACATTCTTGTATTGGCCAATCTTTTTTGTGACTGTCAAGTAACAAACCTGTTGCTCCTGTATCTTTATCCAAATCTTCTAATGGTATAATAACTTGGATACCCATTAATTCGTTGTTACCTTCTGCAACTAGATTATTGTATTTTTTAAATCGGTGTGGTGTATCTACGTGGGGACTTACCCAACGAGACGGTCCATTGATAGTAACAATATCACTTGCATAGAATTCTGCGTCAGGTAAATATTGTTGAAGAATCGGTGCAATAATTTTATCTATTTCTTTTACTTCGTGCCAATCATCTGTGAGTTGTGACCACCATACGGCAATGCCAAATAACTTTTTACATGCATCGCCTTCAGCATATTCTTTTTTGTGTGTAGATGCTCTTACAGGATACAGCATATCTTTTTTACTGTTGATAGAATTGATAAAATGCATTGGTACAATATCAGTAACTTGATCGTAACCTCTGCCGTTGTGAGTTAGCGTGTCATTCATTTTAATTCCATCTTAGTTCAGTCCAAAGTTTTTCTTCGTCACTGACCAAATATATTCTAAATTCTTTTTGCCGTTCATCGTTAGCCCAACACCAATGCTGATTTAAATCTGCCTCAATGCCTAATGGTGTATGATAATGCATTTCCATATAGTCTTTGTGATCACATGATGGACCCCACGTGTCCCAACACCATTGTCTAAGAACAGTAAAGTCTACTATTCTATTTATCCTAGTATCTACTCTAGTTTGAGCCGAATACATTGAATTATTAAATCGTATATAGTCGGGTCGATTTGGGTTACGTAATTTTAAATACCATTTAAATAAATGGTTACCGGTATGTCTACCATCTAATTTGGCAAACTGTATACCGGACAATATTTTATGATCTTTTACATTGATCATTAATACCCTGCCTGCTGTAGTAACTCCTTAACTTCAGGAATAATATTAGAATCTCTTTTAAACTTGATTGCCCACTTTTCAGGATCAATATATTCTAAGATCATTTTTTGTTGCAGTTCTTCTAACTGACCTAAAAATTCTAATCCAGACTCACTGTGATAAAGCATCCAAGGTGAGATTCTGCCTGTCGTTACTTCATAACAAATACGATTGCGAGGACCATAACGTAAACAATCTTTGTTTTGTATTTTTTCATCCTGTGCAATCTTAATTGTAGTTTCAATACTACGTGCAATTGCATCTAATGGGTCTTCATCTTTCAAGTGTTCGATAACAAACTTTGTGTAGTTTGTATCGCTAGTCCACTTGTCAATCTTAATTTGATTTTTAAGCAACCAATCTGCATAACGATTAACATTAATAACATTGACGTTTACACAATAATGACCAAACTTAACAAAGGCTAGATAATAAGAACTTTTGATAAAGTCCAAATACGTCTTTTGTTTTTTGCTGGCTGTGTTCTTAAGATAAAAGTTTAACCATGCTTGAAACCCAATACGATTACCTTTTAAATCCTTGTCACCCCATCTGCGTTTGTTTTCACATAGATGTTTATCCATCGTAGACTCACGCACAAATCCACGTCCACAAAACTCACAGCCGAACTCAGTTACCAAGTTCTTTTTCGTACTGTTCGATTGTTTCATCACTAACAAGGTCACTTAATAACTCCAAGTCTTCTATTTTTAAATCAGGAAATTTTTCAGCAAGATACATTTTACGTTTATGTTGTTCGCAAAAGGCATCTGCTATATCTTTTAAATCACTATCAGAAACTTTGGGATATACTTTTTTATAGTACTCTTTAATTTCTTTTGGTGTTGCTTTGTCTTTTAACTTAGACACACTTTGTCTAATGTTTGGGATCCATTGATGATATTGTTTGCCGATACCAGGACTAGCCGCACATAACATCAACCATTGCAGTTTAGGATGCTTCATTACGTTCTCGTTAAACAAATAACGATTGGCATGATAGTCTACGCTTTGCAGATAGTATTGAGATACAGCAGACTTACCTTTTACTGCACTGATCCAGTGTAGCATCATAAAAGGAACAAACTTCTTTTGTTGTTCTGGCGTTAATCTGTCGTAGTATCCATAATCTTTTTGATCGACTGCCGCAATTGCTTCAAACAAGTTAAAGTCTTGCCCTTGTAGTTTTTCATCACTTGGTGTCTTTGTTTTTCTTTTCGCCATCTTTATATTCTTGTGGAGTAGTCATTATAACTTCTATAGCATCGTGGCTAGGCTTATTCTTACCGAATATCTTTTCCCAGTTATCTTTATATGCTTTTTGATTTGCACCTTTACGAGGCGCAGAGCCTTTCCCTGCCATTAGAACACCTGTGCATAGTCAACGATTTCGCAGTTTCTACTAATCTCTTTTACAAAGTAAATACATCTAGGTTGAGGACCATCATCGATTGGTACACAGAGAAACTGCCCGTTACGCAATCGAGGAGCATACCAAGTTACATCTGAATAGATGTCAACAATTTCAATCGGAGCAAATGCCGGAGAGAACGATGACAGTGGATTAAACATAAACACTGAAAAGCCTCTGTCATTTAAACTAGAAAGAGGTAGCGTTTCTAAATCACCGCCGTCTTCATCACCGATTAATACTTGCCAATCAACTGGCATTTTAAGAGTCTTGTCACTAACCTTTAATACAACAGCCGGGGCATTAAAAGATTCTAAAAAGATTAGCGGGATATAATAATAATCGACAAAACTAGGATTAGAATTATCTAAAATAGCAAATCGAAGGTCATCGATTTCTTCTGGTAACGTTTCTAAATTATAAAATTCGTTTTCTAATGTTAATATTCTCATAGTGTTATTGTATCTTCTCCAGTTAGATAATTCAAGTTATTCGGTAACCTTAGTAGTTTAATTTTTCTATCACAAAGGGATAGTTGGCTTCTCTATAAAAAGCCTTGCGTTGCGTCAAGTGTCTCTTTGCAAAACGACAAGAACTAGTGATATCCCAAATTTGAACAAAGTCTTTATCTTCTGCTTTGCGAATTCCACGACCAATAGACTGGATGACACGAACAAAAGACTTACCAGGCTCAATAAGTATAAGGTTAAAAATACGAGGAATATTAATACCCACACTAGCAACACCATAGGTAGCAACAAGTACTTTTCCATCAGCCGTTGCAACTTCATCATATTCTTCTTTGCGTTCATTTACTTTGGTGCTCCCTGATATAAAGACAGCATCTTTTATGCGTTTAGTAATTTCATTACCTGCATTGATTCTGTCTACTAGGACAAGAGTGTTACCAGAGTCTTTTATTGTATCAATCAAATCGCAAATTTTGTCTAAGCGATTTTCATCTGTCAATAAATGTTTCAACTCTGCTTGGTAGTTTTGAAACTCTTGTCCATCTTGCAACTGCACAACATTTACGTGACAGTTAGCAAGTACTCCTTTGTCTTGTAGTTCGCTGGCTGATAACTTATTAGTTACTCCACCTAAACTTACTAACAAAGCAATACGTTCATATTCTGCTTTAGGAATCGTTCCAGTTAGTCCCCATCTAATGGGTACACGTGACATTACTCCTGTTAATAGTTGCTTGAGTGCATCTGCTTTTGCCATATGAACTTCATCAACCATGACACAAACAACATCTTCAATAAATTCGTGTATGGTGCAATCAGCACTACCTGCTTTAGTATTCTTCAATAAAATATTTAACGATTGCCAAGTACAAATTGTATGTTGCTTATTATACTCTTTGCGATCACCAAAATAAACACCAACATCTAGTCCTAAATTTTTGTAGTCTACTTCTGTTTGTGTGACTAGTGACTTGTTTGGTACAATAACAATTGATCTACCGTATGATTCTATGCTTGCTGACAATGCGGCAGTCATAATAGTCTTGCCAGCGCCGGTTGCTACTTCTTGTATAGACTGCGGGTTCTCTAAAAATCCGTTAATAACATCAACTTGATAGTCTCTTAACTTGATAGGTTGCCCTTCGTGTGTATGTCCTTTTGGCCATTTAACGTGAGCAAATGTATCTGTGTCTACTTTATTAAACACAAAGGTCGTTGAGTAGTCTCTGAGGTCTTCTAGTTCGATATCATAGTGTAGTTCTTCTAAGATAGGAATGATATCTTCTAATAGATTGATGTAGGTAGAACCTGCTAATGAAAAATAACTGACCTTTCCGTTCCATCTACCAAGTTTAACACTTGGCATATACCTTGCACCAGGAATTTCATATTCAAATTTTTTCATGCAGGCTCTACGTGCATCAAGTTCAAGCCCTTCGATTTTTAAATTTACCTCATCTTTAATGATGAGTCTAGCATTTCGCATAAATTATTCTGGCCTATATTGTAGTGTCAAAAATATTTGTCTACCACCAGCTCCATAGCCAGGGATAATTTCAATTTCTTTATCTAGTATATCTCTAAACGTAACAGAAAGCAAATAGTTGTTGCCCACTGACTTTTGCACACTTAAGTCAAATGAATTAACATTGTCTAATTCTTCAGTATCGTAAGGACTTTGCTTACGATCAAACATACCCTGATATGTAAGTTTTGCGGTGTAATCTTTTATAATATATGTACCCGATATAACAAACATGTACTTTGCAACACGTGGTTGTTCGGTGTCTGTCCAACCAAGATGTGTGTGAATCCACGCATTAGGGCTTAGTGTAATCATGTCTGAGTAACGAAAACCCTGCGTGTTATACTTACCTATGTTTACGTATTGATTCTCGTTAAAATCGTAATCTATGCCTTCGCTAAAACGATAATGAAAGTAAGACAGTTTGTTCCAACCTATTTCGTACCCAATTGATTCTTCGGGTTCTAGTTTAGGATTAGGATTAGTCCAAGCGTCACCTCTAAGTTGGTATAGATTTGGATTGCGAAATGACGTACCCAAATTAACGAACAAGCCGTTATTCTCATACCCCACTCTATATACAAATGCATCTTGTGTTACACGGGAACCAACTTCAAGTCCAAACAATGTTTTTAGTACACCATATATGGCGTAGTTGTCTTCTGTGTCACTATCGTATTCTTCTTGTTCTGCGGTTACACCAATGATCGCATCACCCATAGTTAAAACAAGATTTGTTCTGTAGTCTGCATACCATCTGTTGGCTTCACTAACCCAAAAGTTATCAGAGTCAGCAAAATAGTCAGCATCGTTCCAAGTATGGCCCACAGTCCAATTTTCGCTACGTACACTTACTGCCCCGCGTTGACCTTCTTGCAAGCAATCGTTAGTGTAATCGTAACTGCTGTTCCAGCATTGATCAAAGTCATATTCATAATCGTTAATCATTACGTTTGCAGTGTACGAACCAAAATCAATGTGTGCCCTTGCAGTTACATTTTTGTAATCGTCTTCTTCATTGTTATCTGTGCGTACACTATCATTAGTTGCAGAAAGGTACGTAAAGTTAAATAAATTCTCTAACGAATGGCTAACAAATTGATGATCAGAACCTGCTCTAACTGTAGAACCGGGTTGGATATTGTCATTAATAAAAATAGTACCTGCCAAACTGCCTGATCCATAAAGGACCGAATTAGGTCCATGTACAATTTTTGCAGTTTCATTTCCTGTTGCTAAGTCGTGCCCAAAATCATACCAACCTGCGCCTGCATCGTTAGCAGGAACACCATTACGAAATACAGTAGTGTGAATAGGCTGAGTGCCTCGTTCACTGTATCCTGCAAATCCTCCAAACCCACCTGCTACTGTAGTTGCTGGCATTAAACTTTCTATCAGTGTAACGTCAGTTACTGGATCACTTGTTACGGTGTGTTCTGTTGAACCTGTAACAACAATTGTTTCGATTTCTTCTGCATGTACTTCATTAAGTAGAAATGCATAAAAAATCATTACGATTGCAAAACCTAATATTTCGATTTTGCCATTTTTAATACTCATAATTTTACCTCTCTTTGGTTGATGATTTTTATAATTTTACCAGCGCCAGTTACTGGTAATTCATAATAATCGGTTAAACTAATTATTACTGGCATGGACTTTGGTTGTTCGGATGAAGCAAAAAAATCATTGTATGTATGCCATATAAATTTTTGCATGTCGTATTTATTGAGTATTCGTTCAATGTCTTTATTTGTGTTTTGATCAAACGTGGTACTCTTAGGCAAAATCACATCAGTAATGCCTAATTCTTTCATCCACTTCACTGCATCATCAAAGTTACTAATGTTTACTTGCGTTTTAAACTCGGATGCAAATTTTAGTTTTGGATCATCTGCATAAATGTCTGGCGAAATTGTAATGGCTAACCTTGACAATTTGTACAATGTCATTGGACTGTTATCCATTACAATGTTATTTTCTTTTATTTTTTCTGCTAATACTTCATTGAGTGCCGCAACTTGATACCCGTCTCCTACTTTGACATAGGTTGGATCCCAATACTTAGTTGACGATTTGATTTTGTTTAGTTTATCTACAATAGTTTTTACCTTGCCGTGATACACCGTTTCAAAAAACTGCGGCAAAGTATTATACGCAAGTTTTAAATTAAACGTATTGAATTTTGCCTCGTACCTTTTCTTTGCCTTTTGCCATTGCCATTGATTATGAGGTATATTTCTAAATTGATTAATAAAGTCCTTTTTAAAAGGAACCTTAATAGTCAAACAATTATCTACACTGTCATAATCAACATTGGCATTTGTGTACTGAGGTAAACTTTCTATGATATCACACTTCCAAGGTAACCTTTTAAGATCACCCTTATCAAAGCCTGCTTTAGCAAATTGTCGTTGATACTTACTAATCAGTTTATCAAATAGTGCGGCTTGGTTAGATGTGATTTCTTGTTTGTCGTGGGTTAAGTATTGCAGATTAGCAATGAATTTATAGTCATAGTGGCTTAGACTTATGTTGGGTTCTGCCAACCCAGTCTGAGTCGATAACATAAAATAAATGACTTGTTCTTTGCTAGTAAACATATTCACTATTATATAGAACCTTAACTATTAAATCAATTAAAACGGTAAAAAAAGGGCGACCGAAGCCGCCCCAACTCCTGACACAGAGTTAAACTTAGACCCTACGCATACAAGTGCTTTCAGCAAGCAGACGCCAGTTAGTAGCACTAACTTTAGTCAAGTCTGCAATCTTCAACGCCATACGCATAGAAATTTCACGCAACTTAGTTGCATTTTCGGTCATGAAATCAAAGATTTCATCAGACATGAATTCGTTGAAATCATAGTCTGCAAACAAACCACCATCAACGTCTCTGTCAACTTGACGGATACGCAACATCTTATCACGCTCGGTGTCGATAGTCAGATCAAGGAAGTGACAACGTGACTGAAGTGCTTCCAAGTGATCCTGCAATTTCTTAGACTTGAGGTGTTCAAACTTCAAGTTAGTGATAAAGATAGCACTACCCTTGAATTCAAATGAGTTTGGGATGCCCTCACGATTTAACAGACTAGAGTCAGAGTTCCAGCAGATTTTTCTGCGTTTGCCTGAGTCAAGTGCCGCTTTAAGAATGTTGAGTGCAAGGTCATCTTGGAATACTGAGTCACAGTCATCAAATACCAAAACGTTTTTTTCGTCTGAGTACTTGTAAAGAACTGCATACAAGCCTAGTGCGGTCATAGCACCTTTGACAACCTCATAGCGGATCTTGCGTCCTGCAATTTGATCGAACAGAGTAGCCTGCTCTAGTTGAGATTCGACCCCAAATGACTTACCTACACCAGGAGGACCTGATACGATCATAGCACGAATATCGCCATTGATAGTAGCCTTAGACATATCGTCCAAGATGTTGAATCTTGTTTTGATTCGATCCATTGCTTCTTCATCAGTTTCAACTGGTGCTTGAACCTGAAAGCCAATAGCATCATTAGCTATAATCGGTGCTCCGCCTGTGAATACAATGTCGTTAATGGTGTTAACCTTAACCTTGACATTTTCGATTTGAACATGAGGAAACTGACCGTCATTTTTGACAGTGATGTAGTTGCCTCGCTTACCTTGTTGAAAGCCCTTAACTAGGGTGAATTGCTGATCGATTACAGGTTGATTTCTGTATTCGCCGAACTTGATAGTTACTGTAGTCATATGTTGCTCCGTGTCAGTGAAGTGTGTGTTAAAGATATAATTATAATGGATTTTAGAACCAATGTCAACCTTTTTTAATCGGCCCGTGAACCCATATAAGCCCGAATACCATGATCCTGAAGGACCTTAGCATATGCCCGGGCACCAGTTTCCTTGATGTCCATAGACTGGGTCATAGACCCGCCCGGGTTCCAAAGTTGAAGTGATTTAGTGTAAGACTTGCGAAATCCAATTTTCTGAAGGGCCTTGCCTACCTTGCTATTAGAACGCACCCCGTAAATATCGACCCAAGCAAATCCGCAGTACGGTGTTTCACCGTATTGTGCGATAAAGTCTGATTCTGCTTTGCGGGCCGCCTCAGTAGCTTCAATGTGCATGTCAATAATTTGTGTTTCAGTGATTGCAGTAGTCATAATGATCTCCGTTTTCTCAGTCTATGTGTACATTATGAACCCAATCCAACCCAAAGTCAAGCCTTTTTTGCCACTTTTTTGGATATTTTTCAAGTTTTTTTGGATTCCTAATAAAATCAATAACTTACGATTCTAATAGAATCAATGACTTAGAAATGTTAGTATTATTCTACATTCTTCCAAGTAAATGCACCGAAGAACATTTCGTCTTCAGACATCTGGCCCCACGGTACTTCTCTTGCGGGGTCTGGATTCTTTGGATTGTCTGTACTATTATCAAACGCACCTTCTACAAATAATCGAGTACCTGCAGGAATAAACTTAGGATCTTTCCATGTGTATGAAAGTTGCCAAGCATAGTCATACCTAGGAATGTCTATTAGTTCTTCCCTTGTACCGTCAGCATAGATTGCAGTAGCTCGCATACTCTTGCCACGGAAATGCATGTGTGGTAAGAAAGTGTGTAGTCTAATATCATTCTTTAGTGTAATCTCTGCTGTCTGTACAAAGTTAGGATCAAAGGGTGGAATCGGCGTCCAAGTGTTAGGGAAGATACAGGCACAATCACCTGCCATTCTTTCTTCTGGTACTACGCCTTCATCGTGGAAGTATAGTCCGATTCTTGCTCTGTCAGTTCTTGCTGTACCATCAGGCGTATAGTGTAGTTGTAGATTCACGATTGAACCTGCTCGCAACAAACCACCTGTGTTCTCGTCATAGTAATCAGGATCACCGCCAGGAACATATGCACTAATAGTAGCATAGTCCATATCGCCTTGTCCTTCGCCCTGTGCGCCTAACAAGTTACCGTTACGCTCACCTGGAATATTTACTGTGTTCAGCATGTGATGCATAACAGTAGGCTCGCTAGGCAAGAACTGTGATCCACGCAACCACTTGTCTTCCGTGAGACCAAGATCAACACTTGTGTATCTGTATGGTATCGCATTAGGACCCATTGTGCCAAATGCTGGAATCTCTTGTGGTGGTACTTCGATAATCATATCAGGCTCACCATGTACCCACTCTGAAGTAGAGTAAGTTGTTTCTGTCAGAGGATCAACATCTCCCTCAACAGGTGCGCCTGCGTCAATCCACTCTACAATAGTATCAATCTCTCTATTGCTTAGAGTTCTGTGATTGATAATTGTACCTGCGTACTTACGATCAATTTGACCTGGAGGCATACGCTTCTCAACGATAGCCTCTTTGATTGCAGGTGCAAAGCCTTGTAACATTTGATAGTTAGTCATTGCCCATGGAGCAATACCACCTTCTCTGTGACACGATTGGCATTGCTCTACAAAAATAGGCGCAACATCTCTCGCATAGTCAATCTCATCTGCTTTTGCTGTAATAGCTACAGCACACAACAATGCTGTCCACACTGCTACTGTACTAAGCCAAAACATTTTCTTAATGCTATTCATTAGTCATCTCCCATAATACTTCTTTGTGCTTTCAATTGTTCAAACCCTTCATCATCCAAATGTGTAAATGCTAACCAAGCGTGAGTCATCTCATCGCCTGTTCTTGAACCACCCATTACCCACATATCAGGATCAGGGTTGTTGGGATTGTCAGCAGTGTTGTCATACCATTGCTTGAGAATAATAACCGCACCTGTTGGCAGTAATGGTGCTACTTCAGGCGAATACAAGTGGCTATGATGCCATGTTGCACTCCATTTAGAAATTTGACTTATTGCTTCTGTACGACCAGTTTCAGGATAAAAGATTTCCAAACTTGCCGCATTCATACGCAAATGACCATGTGGTTGGAAGCTGTCCAGTCTAACAGGATGGTCGAAACTGTGAAACCCCTGGGTCATCGCATATCCATTGGGTGGGATAGCTAAATCGTCCTGATTGCCAAGGCGATACAAACTCAAGTCTTGTTTGTATTTTAATTGTTTGCTTTCCTCTTCGGTGTACAACCAAAGACCAATCTCTACCACATTGTCTTTGATAACAGAACCTGGGGCCATTGCTCCAAGACCACCCGGGAACATGTGGATATCCCAACTGATTTGTGCGTTTGCTGGAAGTGTGCGACAAACTCCTTCTGGTACAATCTCTCCCCACTTTCCCATAGCGTACTCAGTGAGCATGCCTTCACGCCCTTCTGCGGTAATAATAGTAGAGTTGGCGTGATGTACTACTGACTTAGCTTCGCCACGTGGCTTTACTTGTACTGCTTTGATACATCTGTCTTCGCTGAGACCGCTTGGTACTAGATGCTTGTGCCATAGATCATTACCATTTGCAGGAATGTCGATGGCTACACTTGGAATGATTGCGTCTGGTGCACCGAAGTCGCCTTCAAAGTTCCACGCCTCTGGATCTCTCATCTTTGGCGCTTGTACTACTGTGTCAGGATCGCCGTAAATAGAACCGCTGTTGACCCATGCTACTACTGTGTCAATGTCTTCTTGTGCTAGTCGCCAATCACCCTGTAGGTCTTGTATGCCTATACCGTGATCGTAAGCATAAGGGGGCATCTCTCTACTTGCTACTTTCATAGCAATCAGTGGTGCCCATGGACGCACTTGCTCGTAAGTTTCAAAACTCATTGGACCGATACCACCTGCACGGTGACATACTACACAATTGTTGTTGATTATATCTGCTACTTCGGATGTATATGTTTGAGAATATACAATAGCAGGGAAAAGTAATACTACAAACGCAAAAAGTTTTTTCATTTTGTTTTCCTCTAGTACTATTATTTAAGTGCTAGATAACGGTTCAAAATGAAAAAACTACGGGTTGTTACAATTTATTACAATTGGTTAAATCTATGTTCGGTAATGCCGGGTAAAGCGGCAATTTGTTTTTCAACAACGCCCTTTACCCTGACATCAGATTTAGATGAAATTAGTTCTGTTTCGTAATGACTGATAAAATCAGGAATTACTGAAAGATCATGTGTGATGCGTGTGTACCAATTCATAAATTATTCAAATTCAAGTACTTACGTATGATCTGATCAGCGAACGGCCAAAGTTCTGCAAATGTGCTGGGATGGTCTTCATCTAGCAATATGACTTCTTTGGTAAAATCTTTCATAACACGAATATTGTGGTACTCTAACCGATTACTAATTTCCTTTTTTAATGCTTCTAATGTTATTGCTGTTTTTTGATTAATATAATCTTTATATTTGGTTTGGACTATATCTATTTGTTCTATTGCCTTTTCTTTTATTTCTTTTGGATAGTTCATTAAGTCAAGGTGGGGAGGATGATCTAAGGTAGATATAAAAGAAGTATTATTGTTTGGATTAGGATCAATACTATACAACCAATCAAACACATCTACTAATGTAAATGCACTCATAAGTGTGTAAGTAAAATGTACGCCAATCGGAGATGAAATAGATTCCTTTAATTTTTTGTAATTGGATTCAGTTAAAGACCAAGTAGCGTTGCGTCTAACATATTCAAAATGATCTCCGATGTTTTCAAAACTAACAAGCCAAGCAACTCTGTGGTCTAGTTCAACTAACTTTTTATAAACAGGTAAATCTTCAATATTTTTGACAGACAAATTAGTAACAATACCTACTCTAGTTTGATCGTCTACTAATTCTAGCAAATCAATATTTTCTCGTAATAGTAAAGGTTCACCACCTAACATTTGAATATCATGTAATCGGGTAGTGTTGTCTTTAATATGCTGTAAAACTTCGTCTTGCCATTGAGTTTCAGAAACTTTAATATCTATACCTTTCCAAGATGCGTATGCACTACTCCATTCAGGATTGCAATAATTACATCTTAACTGACAAGTATTGTGCCATCTTATGTCTACTGATTTGGGTACAAACTTATCTTCTTGTAGTTCATCATCAATTTCGTCATACAAATCTTTAAGGCTTTTGCCAGTGCGTTGATACTGGTCATGACAACTGGTGCAGTAATCAGAATAACCTTTAGTAAGCATGTCCTCTCTAAGTTTTGCTAAAGGACCTGCTTTTAATAATTCTTGTAATGAGTTTTTATTAAGATTGCCAAGTGAGTTGCCACCACAGCATACTCTTAAGTCACCGTCTGGATTTACGAATAAGCCTTCCCAAGGCGCTCGGCATTTAAATTCCATTACGATACCGTGACATCTTCCATGCCAGCAGTACGTAATCGAACAATGTGACCTAGTTGCCATTGTTTAGCATCGATACCTTTCATTATACCAAGATATCGATTACGTAACAATGCAACTTCGTTGATTAAGTATTCAAAGTCAATAACTTCTTCTTCACCGTCTACATATTTTTCTGCATCACGGCTAGTTAATGCTCTGTTGTAGGCTTCCAAATATTTTTGGAAGTGTTTTCTACGAATTTTTCTTAGTTGGATATTAAGATAGTTGAGCACCGCTTCAATCTCTTGTAATTGATTGAAACGATGCTCAGTTACTCCTGGAAGTGCTGATATTTGTTTTTCAACAATACCATATACTCTAACGTCATTTTTTGCAGAGGTTAACTCGTTTTCATAATGAGCAATAAAGTCAGGTATTACTGCAAGATTGTGTGTGATTCTTGTATACCAGTTCATAAATTAGAAGTCTAATTCCTCTTCCTCATAATCGTCATCTTCATCATAATCTTCTTCATCTTCTTCTGTAGAAAAATACGAAAGTGCTTCTCTTACATCTGAATCTGCTCCAAACACCTTTTTGATTTCTCCTGGAGCATGTCCTTGAATATCAATTAAGTGATTAACTAAAAGATCAGCCGCTTCACTAGGATCACCATCTTTAATACTGGGTTTGATTAAAGCCCAAATTTCTGCTAAGTCTTGTAAATTCATTCAACTCCCTCTTCTGCTAGTTCTTCAACATCGATATTTATATCCTCTTGTTGAGTTTTCACAGTCGAGTATTGTGCCATGACTAAATCTAAGCATCCGTTTTCGTTTGCTTCCCATGGCTTTCTGAATTGTTTGATTTCTGTACCGTCTTCAGCAATGTAAGTAAGACGATTGCCTTCTTTCTTTAGCAAGCCTGATTTTTCAAACAAGTCTACTAGTCCAGAATAAGGATTCATGCCTGTTTCGTAAGGAATCTTAACTTGCACACCCTCAAAAGGTTTTGCATATCTAGTCTTCATTACTTTACAACCTGCACGAATACCTCTGACATCAGAAATTTTATTTCCTGATTCGTCTTCTTTTAGTTTCATCTTTTTCATAGCAACTACAATACTTGATGCATAGATGAATCCTTGACCACCTGAGATTTTATCATCTGGGTCAAACATATCTTGCGATGCATAAGTGTGATTAGTTGCTACTAAGCCTACGTTGTAACTACCAAACATATTGACTGAGTTACGAACAAGTGCAGTCAGTGCCTTGGGTTTACGACCCATGTCACCTTTCATGTCACCTTTATCAAACTGGTCAACGTCAGTTGGAGTCAACAACATACCCAATGAATCGATTACAAAAAGAACTTTAGGACGTTCTCCGTCTTCCATTGCTTTGTAATCTTTCATAAAAGTTGAAATTGTTTTAGCCACATCATCAATCATACTCATGCTTAACTTGAGAAGTTTATCTTCACTAGTATCTACACCCAAAGCATGTAGCCATGCTTCATCAAGTGCATTCTCTGAGTCGATTAAGACTACAAAAATACCCTGATCTTGTGCATGTTTAACAATGTTGCCTGCGGCAAAGTATGATTTGCCTGCGCCTGATTCACCTGCAAACACAGTTACCTTACCTAGAGGTACACCTTTTTGAAAGTCACCTGAGATAAGATAGTTGAGTGCATATGATCCTGTTGAGATCCAATCTGTCGGATCATTAAATCCTACTGACAGTCCCTCAATGGACTTGGTTATATCTTTTCTAAATTTAGAAACGTCAAATGGTTTAGCCACAATATCTCCTATCGGTTAGTTTGCTTTAGTCTATCAGAATAATTTAACTTGTCAAGTATTTCTGGGCATTGCTCTGCCATATGATCTAAATCATAATCGCTTGGGTAATGCCTCAGTGCTCCGCGAGCCCTGTCTCTGATAAGTGAAGGTACTCTAGGAGTTTTACCTGGATCGCAAAGTTCTTCTAATAATTTTTTGCCCTGCTTGAGAGCCCTATATCTTTCGTCTGGTAATGTCATTTCAAAAATCTCCTATCAAAATGGGGGAGGATAACCTCCCCCTCAAATGACTTAACTAGCGTTTTGTCTTGCACGAATCATTGCTAGAATGTCTTGTGCTTTGTCGCTAGAAGGACCTGATTCAGCAGGCGCCTCTTGTGCTACAGGGGCGGCTTCAGGAGCAGCCTGTTCTGTAACTTGAGGAGCAGCCTGTGCTGGCTGGGGAGCAGGAGTAGATGATTCAGAATCATTACTATTAGTGCTTCCATCTGGTGCTTCTAGTCCATATGGACGATAGTATGCACCCCACTTGTCATTATCATATGGTCGACCATCTACTGATGCTTCAAACATTTCTTTAATGACACGCAGTTCAGCCTCACTTGGCTTCTTGGGTAAGAAGTCAGCCAGATTGAATAAGCCATGTGCTTCGATTGCGGCTTGTTCAACTTCAGTTAGGGCAGATTCTTTACGTGCCCATGAAGATGTACCGTAATCAGCATAACCACCTTTTTGAGTTTTACGAACATTAAAGTCCAAACCTCTCATAAGGTCAGTTGGCAATTCTTCAATCTCAGGATCCATCAATGAGGATTTGATGATTTGGAAGATTTGTGGTGAAATAACAAACCTACGAATTGGGTTCGCAGGAGTAGCATCGTCACCGATAGGGTTTTGACGAACAAAACCTTGGAAGATGTAAGAACGCTTCTTCCAATATTTGTTAGCCATTTCTTTTAAAGTTTCGTCTTTGTACCAAGGACGAACTTCTGCAAGAACAGGACAGTTCTCACCAAACATTTCTACGCATGGTACTTGAACTGTTACTTGTCTTACATTAGGATCACCTTTTACTCCATTAAATGGAAGTTTGATGATTTGACGTTCAACCCAAAAGAATGAGTTGTTTGCATCTGCATCGGGTAAGAAACGCAAAGATGCTGATGCACCTTCGTCCATTTTCCAATGTGGATAAATCGCACCGTCAGATTGAGGGTAGTTATTACCTGATGCTTTGTTTTCTTGTGCCGCGAGCCGGGCACGGATGTCTGCTAGACTGGCCATAATGTTTTCTCCTTTAATGTATGCCTAAGTTTAGTTTTATATGTGTTGTCGCAAGACCGAAGTCTCACTAGTTTAGTTTTGTTAAAAACATAACACATGAACATATTGTATGACAATAATGTTCCTATGTCAATAAGTATTTATGCCTTATTCGCCCATTTATTTTTTTCAGCGAAATATGCACATAAAATCCCTGTAAGTGTTTGGTTAAATAGTAGTAGAAATAGAAACCAAGTAACACAACGCACTTACAAGGAACACAAAAGTATGAACCGTATACTGTGTGCAATAATATTTATTGCAGAATTATCGATCTCAAATTTTTCCTAAACCCTAAGTGCGAATAGGGAATCGACTATGGAAGATATCACAGATAAAGAATATCCAAAAGATAATAACGATAAAAACATTATCCATAAAATGGATTTGGACAAGTATACAGATTTGCTATTAAAGTTAGAAGAAGCAAACGACAAAATAGCAGAAATGGAAGCCTTAACTAAAGAATTAAAAGTTGCGGCTATTGAAGCAAAACCAAAAGAAAAATTTCATTGGAGTGGTTTGTTTTTAGACGACAATCATATCAATGAAAAATCTATTATTGGATTTATATCCTTTGCTTTAATGGTAGCATTTGGTATTACAGACTTAGTAACAGGATACGCAGGTAAAAATTTAGCAATTTCTGAAACCATATATACTTCATTTGTTATTATCACATTAGGCTCATTTGGTATATCAGAAGCTGGAAAAATATTCGGCAATAGATAAGGAATAATACAATATTTATTATTTAGAGTGAGGGGGCAATTTAGCCTCAACAAACATTTCGTGTTTGCGTTTTATAGGGTTATATTTTTTGAAACGCAACTTTCTACCCTCTTGCATTAAAGTTTTTGTTTTTTCTACAACATAATGATAAGTGTGATGTTCTCTGGTTTCACCCTCAGGAATTAGATACACTTTAGTTCTTTTTTTAGTAGACTTGCTTGCCATTATAAAAATCTTTTTAAATCTGCTAATGCTTGTTCTGCATCTTCTCTCATAGCAGAACCGTAGTCTTTAACATCTCTGTTATTATCTATATCTTGTACGACTCTAAACATGATTTCGTCTCTGTCATCATCCGCATGCATGTCAAGTTCACTAGCCTTTTCATTAACTAATTGATCAAGTTCCTCCGTAGTTAATTTTAAAAATTCAGCAAGTGCATCTTCTCCGTCAACATGATAAATTCTATCTGCGTCACCTATCCAACTACCTTCAGCATATGGATCAACACTTTCGTTAGCACCTACTAAATCACCCACTTTTGCAGGACCACCTGTTGGGCCTAATTGACCAGCACGTTTTTGATTAGCATCTAAATCTTCATCAATTTCGTCAATACCAAATTTGTCTTTAACTACTTTTTTAAACTTGGAAGATTTTTTAGCAACTTCATCTGTAAAGAAAGGATGCTTTATTAAAGGAGATCCGTCTTTATCTTTGGGGAACAAACCTTTTTTCAACATATTAATTTTAAAGTCTGCTCTAGTTTCTAAATCGTCAGGTGTGTTTTGTGTAGCATACAATGCTCTTTGCACAGAAGGATGCTCTGATAAGCCGGGAGCAAATTTTTCGATTGCGGCAATCGCACCATCGTAGTCACCACCTTTATATTTCTTGTCATTTAAAATACCGTATGCAACTTTAATTTCTTGGTCAGTAAAATCTAAATCTTCTGCTTCATCTAAATTATCAGGATCATCAAACTCATGGTTGATAATCTTAGCATTGATTACGCCTGGAAAGTAAGACATACCGTCTTTTGTGTAAATTCTACCAGATGAACTTGGTTTGCGCGGAGCTTCAAATGATACTACTTCGACATCATCACCCCTAAAATCTTTTACAGTAGCAGGAAGTTTAATTTCTTCTCCTGTTTTTGCGTCTACTAATTTAGGATTGTATTTTTTAGGTTCATCTTCCCATTTATCAAAATCTGAAGCCATAAACTCATCTAACTGATCTTCTGCTAATCCCGCACCCCATGGTGCTCCACCAAATGCGCCAAGTATTCCTGCTAATGCTCTACCAATTGTAACATGATCTTTATCAGGACCTTTCGTGTCTTTTTTCTTTTGTAGTTTGCTTTTTGCATCTGCATATGCGGCATCAGGCGCTGTTGTTGCACCTGAATCAGGAATTTCTCCTGATTTTATAAAATCCATTAACATTTTTGCTTCTTTTCCGAAATTTGTTCGTCTTGCTGGATCATTAGTTTTAGCGGCTTCTTTCTTTAACCATTTAATTTTTTCTTTTATGACACGTTGGTAATCGCCGCCGTCTTTAGAAACGTCTGCGAGGAATCTCTGTACCTTTTCTTTAATTTCTGCGTTTGATAATAAACCCTCATCCTCATGTAAATCTTTTGGCATTTTTTGTTGTAGTCGTAGCCATGCTTTTTGCACGGCTTTTTTAACCATTGGATCGTTTGCTGTTTCAGGGTCTAGCAATAAGTCTTGTAATGCTTTTTTTCTGTCTTTGAAATCTTTTGTTATTTTGGCTTTCGTGTGATTACCAAGAGGAAAAGGAGGTGCTTTTTCTTCTTCCATCATTTCTTCATCTTCTTCTTCCATAACGTCTTCTTCAGATTCAGCAACTTTGAACTCCATCTCATCTTCAGATTCAGTTTCAGTAATTTCTTCTTCGTGACCTTGATTTTCATCAGATGGTGCATCTTCTGCGCCTTCTGTAATTTCTTGTGCCCATGCTTCTAATTCGTTTACTTCATTCATTTCAGCAACAATGTTTTTGTTGAGTTTGTTTAAGATTGGCAATACTGATTCAATTCTAGGATCGATGCTTTCATGTGAAAACATTTCTGCAATAGATGGATCATGCTCATCTTCCATAAGAGTAGGAGTCCAAGATTCAAAGTAATGATTATATCCACGATGACTTTGCATCTTTTGCAATGTTTCTTTTAATGACTTGTGATGCTTAACACCTTCACTGACTAATTGTGCTACGGATTCTGTAAACTCGCCGGTTTTAGTGGCACGAATAAATCCTGCCATCTTTGTATATTCTTCTACTAATTGGGTAATATGTTTGCCACGCTCATCGTACGGTGTACCACCTTCTGCTACATGTCTACCATATACACGTGCAATACCAGGACGTTTGGTTGGTACTAAAAATCTTTCGCCTTCTGTATTTTCTACAAAAATCTTATGAACATTTCTCCAGCGTTGCTCACCTTCTTGCACCTGTCTGTCATGTTGTATAACAACTTTAACATTAGGTATATTATCACTGTATGAGGTGGTTTTGTTTACGGCATGATAGCCTTCATCCATTCTTTCTTTCATCTTGTAATAATCCCGTTGACGCATATCATCACCCAACCGATCACTATCTTGTAAATCAAAATCTAATTGCTTAGATAACGTCCATTGCTTTAAATGTTTTAATAATCCAGACCATGAATCATCATAATCTAGGCCGGGTGTTTTACCTGGAGGACTACCTGCTTGTTCTTCATCATAGTAAAGTTTGAGTTGAGATGCTTGGTCAATGGTAGCCCAAGCCTTTCCGTAATCTTGTCCGTCTTTAGTAAATGTGAACTCAAATACGTCTGCTTGTTCAGGGTTTGACCTCTCATTTTTAGAGTTTTTAGGTACTGGTTTGTATCCTCTTACTTTGAGAAGTTCATAAAGCCTTGAATTAAAAGATTCCTGATCGATTGCCATACTATTATTTATCTCTTTTAGTTAATCACAGCAAAGAACGGTAAAGGGGGAACCATTTCATCATGGTCTCTAATTTGTTCTCCCAAATCACTATGATAGTCAGCAATATCTTGTAGTATGCGTACAACAAGTAAACTAGCCATTACTAAGTCGTCTGTGCTACCTAATTTAGCGGCATAACTGCCTCCGGATGCTACAAATGTTTTAAGTTCGCTAACTAAAGGCTTACTGTGTACTCGTAGTTTTTCGCTTTCTATCAGTGTTTTAAATTTTGCACATGCAGAAAGTTTAACTTTTTGCGTTGTTGTATACCCTCTGCGTTTTTTACCCCTTTCACTAATAAAGATACCGGGTATGTTTGATTCGCCAAACTCATTAAGTGATATCAATGCGGCTTCTCCTATTGAATTATTTTCAATAGAGTAGTATATGTTGTTAGGTTGACCCGTACACTCTACAATATATTCGTTTATCTGTTTTAATAACTTAATCTGATTTGGAATGTCTGTCTTATTGCTTGTCCATTCACCTATTTGTGTTGTTGTGTTTGCTTCAAATACTTGTACAGCACATGGATCACTACCCGTGCCCAAAGAAGGGTCGAGTGCAACTACATATACGTAGTCTTTTTTGGGCTTTTGAAACCATCGTATTTGTCCCATCTTTGTTATAGGTTCAATTCCTTCTAATTTAAAAAGAGTGTTAGGATTAATTAATGTTTCGTCTGCAATAATAAATTCACAACCAATTTCTCGGTTAAATCTGTCTTCTCCTAACTGTGCTTTTATCTGTTCAGCCCATAGATCATCTCTTCCGGGCTGTTCATGCCAATATGAACGATATGCTCTAAAGCCATTAACACCTACTTCTTGCTCGTTGCCGGATGAATCAAATGTTTTGTTTGCTTGTTTCCAAATTAGTGCAAACTGATCTTCATCTGAGTTTGGTGTTGATGTAATGATTGCTTTACCACCTGTTGCTAGTGTGGGTGTAATCGCAGTCCAAAACTCTTCCGCAATTGTAGGTCGCACAAACGCAAACTCGTCTAAGTATAAAAGTGTAATAGACATACCACGACCAGTGTTTTCAGTTGTTGTTTGTGATACAATACGTGAGCCGTTTTCAAAGTCTAACGATCCTTTATTATATGTAACAACACCTGCTTTAATATGCGTAGGACAGTTTTCATATGCATATCTGATACGTTGCATGATTTCTTGTGCGCCGGCATATTTGTGTGCGGCGATAAGAATAGTAGAATCAGGAATAAACATAGCATACCACAACAAATAACCCGCGGCACTTGTTGTTTTGCCTGACTGTCTAGGCATTAATGCGATTGAATATCTATAATTATGATATGTACTAATTAAACGTTCTTGGTATTCGTATGGGTGATATTGTATTGAACCCTGTGTTGGGTGCTGAATATAAAAGAAATTATCCATGAAGTATCTGTAGCCAGTGTCAGGCTTGCAACACTCAATGAAATCTTGCAAATCTTTGTCTGTTTTAAAAACCGTTTTTTTATACGGTGTTTTAACTAACTTATCAACCACTGTAGTTCTACTCATTCTGTCCTTTGTGCTTTATAGTCTTTATAGTCTAACAAAAAACCAATAGCAACTATAATATTCATACCGCATGATGCTAGAATTATGTGAATATCTTGGTATATATCTAATTTAAGACTTAGATGTAAGTGTCCTACTGCCCAAAAAGGCACGGCTAAGTTTTGACTAACCCAACTTAATGTGTATCGAATAAACATCATATAAGTATTTATCCTAATCCTAATAACTCTCTCCAAAGTTGATGTATAGAATTTCCCATATGGTATGGTAATTCAATACCAAGATATCCTTCTACTATACTAGAAAAATACTCAAATCCTGATTCTTCAAAGAAAAGAGCCGTGTCAAGTATAATTCGATTACCGGGTTGAACGTTGAATAAAGCGGCTTTTTCGGGACTAGGTTTGTTGAACGTTACCTCTTTATGACATTTCCAAATAGCAATATCGTCTTTGATGTCGGCACTAGGATAAATCCAATCACTTTCTTTTTCAAATACATCTTTTTTGGATTTTATTCTTTCTAATGCAGGGCCAAATTTTGGCCAAGACATAAACATCCAAACTGGGTTTATTAGTTCTTTAATTTTTTCTCCGTCCTGATACAACTCTATCCAATTGTTCATGTGTCCTTGAACAATACTTATATAACCATCACTTTGTTGTTTTACAATTTGACTACGCAAATCATTATCTAATACTCTCCCTGAATTAGCAAAGTTTTCTGGTTCGTTAAAATGTGCTATTCTATGGGACATAGGAGTGTCAATATCTTGTTCCCGATTTAAACGTTGGTATTCTGATTTAAGTTCTTTTGGTGATAAAAAAGAAGGCTCTATCTTTTCAGATAAAGATAACAAATTTATAAGATGGTTGCCGCCTGCATATGCAGGGTATACTAGAAATATATTACTAACATTATTAAAAACAGGCACTTCACTTGATATCTAATGGTTGAGTTTTAGTTGCAACTATGCAGTAATAATGTTCTTTAACTACATTGGGTTTTTCAGGATCTTTGGGATCAGGAACGTTTAAATCAAATTCCATATTGTTAAATTGATCGATCTTAAAACCTGTTCTGATCAACAATGCGGCTAATTGATCAGCGCCCATAATACTATAATGATTTAAATTAAATTCGTGTTTTCTATCACATCCTGGAGCAGGTACTTCAATATAAATTTTACTTCCTTGCTTGAGTACACGATTATATTCCATTAAACTAAAGATAGGATAAGGTGAGTGTTCTAATGCGTGGCGCAAAAAGATAAAGTCTACACTTTCGTCATAGTAACCTTCAATTTGTGGTAAAAATGACAAGTCATATCCTGCGGTAGTGTGTCCTTTATCTTTACAAATTTTAATATCACCGGGACTTAATGTAACACCCAAAACATCTGTATATTCCCGTGCTTTCATTTCATCTAAGAAATATCCAGGGCCACAACCTAAATCTAAGATTTTTGCATCTTTGGGCAGATTCATAGGATCGATGTATGTTTCAACTACTTGTGCAGTAAGATTTTTATGGAACTGACTGTCCCCTTCATCGTAAATATGTGCTGTATACAACCATTCGTTGTAAAATTTAAGTTTGACTAAATCAAGTGTTTTGTTAATGTCGTAAGGGATTTCCATCAATCGCTCCTAATGCGTCTTAGTTTAAGATATTTAGTAGTGTAGACGGTGGTTATAATTTATTTTTTGCCCAGTGATGTATGCATGTCCCGATATAAGACAAACCAGCACGGTTAAAATGCGAGTGGTCAGTATGATGGCTAATCGGTATTTTTACTATTTCTACATTAGACTTTTTGGCATAACCCAACCATAGGTTGTAAACTTCTTCATCATACTTGCCTATTTCACTAGTAATAATTTTTTCAGGAAAAATTAACAAAAACTGCTTATCTAACTGATTGATGAATACCTCTATTTTTTCACGGTACAGATCGATATTAAGATCGTGCATGGGGTCTTCAATATTAGCAATATAAGAATTTAATTCATTCATTATACTTATTGCAATTAATTTAGCAAAGGTTGTGTTTTCTCCCCAATTATAGTACCAATTGACGATAGCATTACCAAAATTCCTTACCTCTATAATATGATTAGATTCACAAGTCGCCCATATAGGTAAACCCAAACAGCCGGCAATCAATGTTATTTTAGGATTGTTACTTGTAAAACATAATTCTTCCCCGTGTATTACACTTTGTGCTGAAGCATAGTCTACAAACTCTATATGTGATATATCTTTTTTTGGAAGTCGTATGTTAAAATTATACGGTAGATTGTCTGTGATATAGTTAGAGCAATATTGTTCAATACCCATATCAAGTATCCGACAAGAAAATACAAAATCTGATATGCATGTAAAGGGTGCTACGCCATTTGCATCCGGGGCTTGCTCATCGGCAGCAAAATAACCAACTAAACCATAATATCCGTATTTGTCCCAAACAAAAACTGCATAGTTTTGTTTATTTTGAAAATTACTATAAGGCATATTAGTGCTTGACAAATCTTCAAATCTAGTTTTACTAAAATTAAGTTGGTTACTGCGATTTACTAATTCAAAAATTCTATCATAAAATAACATGCAATTATTAAAATTAGTAATGCAAATTTTTATATCGCTATCTTTTAAAAAGTCTATGTTGCTTTTATCAAATGATTTTGCTTCTAATATTCTGTACTGTTCTGTCCTAGAACTACCAGTAGGCATGTCAAACGTGTCCATAAAAGAAGTGTCGATTGATACATTAATATCAGGACAAAAATACTTGACTTCGTTGAGATTAATTTCATTATCATCTACAAATAAGACATTAGATTCTCGTAGTTGAAAACTTTCTATAACTCTTTTTACTGCAGGACCTTTAGGAAAATAATCGATAGTAGGAAATACAAACAAATCCCACACACCTAATTCTTCTAGTGTTTGTTTTGCTTGAACAAAATTATTTTTACTACAGATAGAATGTGCGACACCCACACTTTCAGATTGTTTGATGAACTCTAACGCTTTGTTGTTGATTGTGCCGGTTTGGTTATCTTCGCTTAGGCTTTTTTCCCAAAGAACACCGTCTAAATCCCATACAATTAATTTTATCATTGAGCATTACGTAATTTCTTGCCGCTAACACTGTCGAGTGCTAGTGCTTCTGTTATGTTACGTAAATACCAGGGTTTTACATCTGCTGGTGTTGGTTCTGCCATTTATTATACCCACTCATTTGTTAATAGATTTTCTACGTTCTGAATTTCTATTGAAGTTAGATCATCACCTAAGAAAATAAAAAATGCTCCTGCTTCCATTTCACAGAAATTGCTTCCCCCATATTTACAACCTAAAGTTATTGTATTATTGACCGATGATGTAGTTGTTGGTACAGTTCCAGTAAACGTTAATGGTATGTCTGCACTGTCAATACGCAGTCTTAATTTTGTAGCGTTTGTTGCTTGAGTACCGTCATATATCATTGTAAATACATGCCAGTTTGCATCACGTGTTATACCTGTTGTAGCCGACGCTGTACCAAAATTAACATTATAATCTCCACCAGCAGTTGCTAATTCTAATTCTGTGTTTGTGGAAGGTTCAGAACCAAATATAGTTCCAGTATCTTCTAATATTCTACCTGCCATAAACACTGTAACTTTATTTTGACTTACTAAGTTGGGGACAGGATTAATTGTCATGCACGAACTAGTTCCATTGAAATAAACAAATCCGTAACCATTCTTAGTAGTAGGTATAGTTCTATAACTTGTTTTTTGTGAGCCGGTAGAATTTAAGTTATGAGAAAAAGCTGATTGGTCTGTCCATTGTGTTATTTGAGAACCTTCAGATGCACCGGGAACGATAGAATTTATAATATCGCCCTGAAACTGTCCTTCTAATTTAGTTAATGTTTCACCACTAACCGCATCATCAATGCCGGTTGGATTAGGGTTAACCGATACTGCTATCCAAGGTCTGCCTAATAATAATCCACTTGGATTAGGATTGTCAACTATTGTGTTGCCTGAATACTGTGTAGGTAATGAAGTAATATCGTATGTGTTTTTTACTCTGTAACAAGGTAAATTAGTATCCCCGCTAGGACCGCCTTGTCTTTTCAATTGAGCAATGTCTAATCTTTGTACTTGTAAATATTCTTTAGTTTGTGCTTGTTGTAGGGGTTTAAAGAAAAACACATCATTGTTTTCGTCAAAATTTAAAGAGGCTAATGTCGTAGTTGGTGTGTCAACTGAATTGTTGTCCGGATCACGTTCCAAAGACATTACTTCATAATAACTAGAAGTTAAGCCTTCAGCAGTTGAGGCCGCTGTTGCTACTTGAGCAATAGTGTTAGCAGTGTCTAATGATAATACGTTAATTAAACCTGTTAAGCCTTTAACTGGGACGTTGATTGTTGCCATACATTACCTCTTATAACCCTTAAAAGGTTTTACTGGACTTTCTTTATTGATGGATGGTAGTTCTATTGATGCTAAGTCACTGTCGTTTATGTCTTCCCATTCAGATCCAACTGCTTTATAAGCGGCTTTAAGCATGTTTGCTTCTTCTTCGGTATATGGAAAAGCCACATTGCTTGTGCCAACCCAACTTTCAGAATCTAATTCTAATTGTTCAGTTGCACTTTCTCCGCTAGCAGATGCAATAGCCATCATTACACGATTTAATTCATATACTCTATCTCTACCTTCTACATCTTGGAATTTGTGTAAACCGCGTGTACTATAACGATATCTTTTGGATATATAACCTTTACTATTATCTTCTGTTAAAAATTCTTTTGCTCTCATTATGGGGTTTCTTCTGTTGTAATTTGTACATTATTTTCTGTGGACATAACAGAGTCTACATAACCATCTAATGCAATAGGCAAGCCTTCAGGACCGGTGCCTTGGAACGCAACAGAATAATTTATAAAGTGATAAATTGATTGACTAGACACTACTGATGTATTAGGTGACACCAAAATTCTGACGTTGCCATTATAAATATCCATGTCATAATCGCTTACCACAGGATCTCCCCAATAAGTAGTACCGTAAGCATTAAACTTGACCGCTGTACTGTTTGCACTCAGTTGTGCATCTATTTTAATATCCTGTTGATTAATAGTCCCTGGATCATTTGACTTGATAAAAAACTGACCTAATGAAAAGGCATTTGCCGGAGTTTCAAAAATAACCTGCCCGGCTGTATTTCCTATAGTATACGTATCAGTAGTAAACCATCCGGTACTGTATAGATTAGAAAAGTTATTATTAATCTTCTCAAAAGCAACTCGTAACGGATCTCCCGACCCGTCGTTTGGTAGAGTGCCTATATTAATAATTTCTGGTTGATTAGACATAAAGTTTTCCCAATATTATATAGTATTTATCGTTTGGGAAAGACTATGAGGTATTAATTGTTTTTTTGGGGAGTAGCCTTCATATTTTCTCTTGCTATACCGGTCATCTTTTCAAAACTTCTCATACCACCTAGACCTAACAGTGACAATGTAAGTGTCATCAAACCTTCTGTTTGTATGACTGGTAGTGTAACATCTGCTCCACTTACTACAACTGCCCAATTGGCAATTGGTGCTAAAACATAGGACCATGCCAATCCAAACGCACAAATCCACATAATAGCGGGTCTAGCGCCTGCAACAAAGAGTGAAGGATGTTTTGCTTGTTCTAGGTTAATTTGATTTTGCTGAAGATTTGCATTGTGTAGAACCATTTTAAGTTCGTGCTCCAATGCCGCTTTTTTATCTTTATCTTCTACAAACTTATCTAATATAGGACCTGCTAGTCCAAGAACGGATCCAACTATATCTCCTATCATGTAGTGCTCCTTTAAATTTAAAATACACTACTATTTAGTCGTTGTTTTATAAAAAATCGCTCCACACAGTCAGCAATATAAACTACTTCATTATCGTTAAGTTCAGGATAGATGGGAATACTTAATACAGACTTTGATAATACATGACCTGCACTTAAAATATCAGGCTTTTTAACACATCGGTCACTTACACCCAAATCTGATAAGACATAATCATAATGAATTTTAACATCAATATTTGAATGATCACTTAGATGAAGGTATAGTTCATCACGTATGTTTGGATCTACTCGTAACACAAACTTTTGATCCGCATGACGTTCACATCCTGCACTAAAACATGATATTTGTTCTAATTGTTCAAAACGTTCAAGGTAATACTGTCTGATTTTCTTTCTGCGTGATTGCCAATAATCAATATATTTTGTTCTTACTAAAATTTGGGCGCAATCTTGCTCACTCATTTTACTATTTGTACCTGTTTCATAGTGTCCAGGTTTGCCGTTGTCTCTATATTTAATTGCAAAATCGTATAGTTCTTTTTCATTAGTGACAATGGCGCCGCCATTACCTGATGACGGTAGATTTTTTGTAGGATCAAATGAGATAGCCATGCCTATACCAACATCACCGTCTGCTACTAACCAATGTTGTGCTCCGTCGATAATAGCAGGGAATTCAAATCGATCTTTAGGTATAGGACGTCCATACAAGCCTACATAACATTCTAATTTAGGATTTTCTGTATCTGTGTTTTGAACCATAATACCATCAGAGTCAACATCACACAGTTCTACGTTTAGTCCTGCATTAAAAAACGCATTTAATGTTGCAGGATAAGTTAAGTTTGGAACTCTAATTGTTTTATATGCTTCTTTGTCGTATACCCACAATGCGTAAGGATCATTTTCAGGCATAGAACTTACTTCATAGGCGGCTATGATTTCTAATGCTTGTGTACCGCTATGACACAACACTGCATATTGTGTTTTTGTTTTTTGTTTTAACCATTCTTGGAATTCTTCTGCGAATGGGCCGTCGTTCCAGCAACCTGAAACTAAGGCTTTTTCAGTCGCATCCAGCAGTTGAGTTTTAATCTGCTGAGTTTGTCTTTTTAATCCAAAATGGGGAATTCGATAACCAATCATAATATATTTTAAAACCTTCTTCTACGTCTACCTTGGGGTCGAATTTAAAATCTTTTCTTGCCGCATCGATATTCAATGCTCCCCTACTTGGAAAATCTTTGTCTTTTGATTTTACTGTAATCTTGCCTTTACCTACAATATTTACAGCAAGTTTAGCCGCTTCATATAATGAAACACTATGAGACTTAGTAATGTTGTACGTTTTATTTGCGGCTTTAGAACTAAACGTTGCGGCGGCAATACCATCTGCGGCATCTTGTACATACGTAAAATCTAATGTTTCACTCTTGCCGTTAACTGAAAGGGTGCCGCCTTTCATAGCAGTAATTAAGAATTTAGAAATAACTCTGTCTTCAACATCTAAAGGACCGTATACAGCACTTGGACGAATAATAGTGTGTTCCATACCGCATTGTCGGGTATAATCTCTGACTAACCATTCTCCTGCAAGTTTCATAATACCATATTGACCTTGAGGCTTGCAGTTATAATCTTCAGTAACTTGATCATCAAAATCACCATATACCATTGATGAACTGATGTATGTAAAACGTTTTACATTGTGCTGTTTACTAAGTTCTAGTAAGTTGAGCAACCCTTCGCTCATTGCTCTACTTCCCGCCGTTGGATTGACGTTGACTACTTTTTGCCTTGGAAAACTTGCTAAATGAATCACATGACTGAATTCATACTTTTCAAACAACGAAAGCATTTGTGGGCTTGCAATATCTATAGGATAAATATTGATATCATTATTATTAGTTACTCTACTAGCAATAACTTTAAATCGTTCATTCATTAAATAATCGATTTCGTCCTGAGGCACCAAACCATATGTAGTTTTTGTATCAACAATAACGATGTTGTGGTCTTTCATAAGATTGACAACAACATTGTGTCCAATCAATCCCAAACCACCTGTAATTAATATATTACTCAAATTTTAATCTCCACCAACATGCTTCTTCTTTAGTAAAGTAGCCATAAATTTTATATTCGTGTCCGTAGGTATAGGGGTTGTTTCCCCTCACCCATTTAGCAGTAGGATTACTTTTCTCCATGACCCATTTACCTGCATCAGTTTGTTGCCACTTGTAGATGGGTTCCGCAATCATAATATCAGGATCTTCTACATCGCCCATATTAATAGTATGAACTAGAACCTGAACTGCATCTTTTTCATCTTTCATTTTGACCTCTTGAACACCTTGTCCACAGTAGTTTTGACTGCGCCCGTTGCGGCTTTAGTCATTGCGTCTACATATGCTGTATACAATGCCTGTGCAAATTCTTTTTGTTTATCGCTTGGAATAAACAAATCTTGCACTTCATCAGGTGTCATGTCTACTTCAATTTTCACTTTCATTATAGGTCCTCATACTGCCATGTTTGCTTTGATTTGCCCGTGACTTTTATAGTCTACTAATTTTACATCATCCATAGTGAACTTGTCAATATCTTTTACATCTGGATTTAACCAAAGCGTAGGTAAAGAATATTCTTGTCTGCTTAATTGTTCTTTAACTTGATCAACATGATCTTTATAGATATGTGTGTCGCCTGTTGAAATAACAAGTTTACCTACTTTCATATCACATACTTGTGCGATCATATGAGTGAGCAAAGCATAACTAGCAATGTTGAAGGGGAGCCCTAAGAACGTGTCTACAGACCTCTGATACATGTGACAACTCAATTCATTGTTCTTGCTCACGTAGTACTGAGACATTACGTGACAAGGCGGAAGTGCCATCTGTTCTAGTTCGCCCACATTCCAAGCAGATAAAATATGTCTTCTGCTATTTGGATTAGTTTTTAGATTATGTATTAACTCTGCTATTTGATCGGTTCCGGCCCAACTACGCCATTGCACACCGTACACTGGTCCAAGATCACCTTCAAACTCTGCTCGTTCTTTCCAATAAGGTGCCAGTGCGTTTGGTGTCCAAATAGTTACGTTACCTTCTCTTGTACCGTGAGTGATTTCTGCAAGTCTGCGTTCATCACGTGACCCTTCTAAGAACCAAAGCAGTTCGCCTTTACATGCTTTCCATGCTAACTTCTTGGTAGTGATGGCAGGAAAACCTTTTTGAAGATTAAATCTAAGTTGACGACCAAATATCGACTTAGTTCCTACACCAGTTCTATCATTTTTTTCTTCTCCGTTTTGGAGAATATCAATCAATAAATCATGGTACTGCTTCATTTAATATTCCTATTAGAAAAAAGCCCTGTGAATACAGGGCTAAGATTATGATAGAATGCGTAGCAAGTCATCGGTCTCAGGTTGCACTGTTAGTGCAATTTTTTCAACATTTAAAATAAAATCAATGTTTGTAATTTCTGATTCTAGTTCTTCTAGTTGACGACCTACTGCCATTTCTACTGATTCTGGGTCTAGCCCATTATTAAACAATCTTTCTATATTAATTGTTTTTTGCCTTCTACCGAGTTTTACGACTAGTTTTTTGATAAACTCAATTGGTATCTTGCTTTTATCAATATCCTCTAGGAGCTGTTCCCACTGTTGCAGGTGAGAGTCATTCGACATGTTTGACTCCCTATTATTTAACTGCTACTTTTTTTGGTGTACGCTTAGTTGTTGCTTTAGGTTTAGTTACTCTTGCTGGCTTAGGTGCTAATTTCTTAGCCTCTGCAATTAGTCTTTTAGACTCTGCCAGCAACGATTTTGCTTCTGCTTCCATGCGTTGTGCTTGAGAAGTAAAGTCAGCGGCTAGTGCTTCATCACTTAGCAAACCGTCAGCAGATTGTACATTAGTACCCATAGTAGGCATTGCTCGTTCTTTATCTCCGATAAGTGCCTCTTCCTTTCTGCGTCTGACATCGGCAGGATCTTGTAGACCCATTGATGCATCTGCTTCAGCAAGTTTACGTGTAGCATCTTCACCTGCTTTCATATCACGCAAGATTTTGTTTAGTTCATCTAAACGAATCTGTGTGTTAGGCTGAGGTGTCATAACGATGTCTGCTGTTCTTACTTTCTTTAGCATGCCTTCAGCATGTAATACTTGTAAGATAGGGTTGCCGGCTCTAGTGAACTGACGATTCAATGCATTGGCTAGTTCATCACTGTTTTGTCCAATGTCACCCTCGATACACGCCATAAGCGGGTCGTGGATGTCTTGGTTTAGTAACTGTGTGTAAACTACCAAACACATATGTTCTTCGTTAGGAACTTCACGGAATACGACTGCTACTTTGCGGTCACCGTGTTTACCAACGTGTCGTAAAAAACTCATATTATTTCTCCTAGTAAAACTACATTTGTATTTATGGTGTTAATTGGGGTGTAAAAAATTTATTACGGAATTAATTTACCCTTTTTTAAGACCAAGTTAATTCCAATAAAAATGCTTCTTTAGGATCTTCAAATGCAAAACACTTGCGTTCCCAAATCAAATCATTGTGTGTTGCGCCGTCTACAATAGAAAAGCGGCCTTTAGTATGGTCACATACCCACTCATACAAGTTATCATCTATATTAACAGTAGTGCGAGTAAAGTGTGCAGGACAATCTATAATTTGTCTTTCTGCTACCCAGTGATCAACATTTAAATCGCTAATACTAATCATCTTTAACCAACTCGTAAATTGTTTCTGCTTGTTCTAATAGGTTCTTTAGCGTAGCAGAGTTTTCTGATGCCTGCAAAATATCTCTAAACTTGTGCCAGCGTTCATAAAAGGCTTTTTCTTTTAAATGGTCGGGGTCTTCAAATACCTTCATGCGTTTGGATAAATGCTCTCCTAATGGCCTTGCGTACACTGTTTTACCCCCGTCAGGTGATTCATAGATAAACTTATCGTTAGGGCCCGCGTTAGCAGGCCTATGAGGTTCTAAATGTTTGTGTGTCATGCGGCCTTTCTACGTTTGTGATCATCATAGATCGCATAAGTACCAAACGGGGGATTCGGATCGGGGTCACCATGAATGATCCACGTTGTGTCACAATAGTTAGAGTCACCCCAACTACCAAAAGGATAACCATCTGTGAATACTATTAGACGATTGGGTACACGACCTTCTTCTTTAAGATAGTTAAAGATAGAGTCAAAGTCGGTGCCACCACCGCCCATGATTTCGTATTCTTCGATATCCTCAAGGTTATCGCTGGTAAATTCTGCATAGTTGTAAACTTGAGTATCGAAACAGTGAACACGCAACACATAGTTAGTGAACGTTTCCATAATTGATTTGACTTCAGACAAGAATGCAGTGCCTTGATCGTAACCAATAGAACCTGACATGTCAAGGAAGATATCAACGTCAATCATTTCGCCGGGGATCATACCAGGTAAGATTGCATCCATGTGCCAAGACCTGCGACTAACACGCTGGAATGAGTAGTCACTAGATAGTGTGCTAGTCAAATTAGTGTTAAGTAGATCACTCCAAGGCATAACAGGATTAGTAAACTGCTTGATCATGCGTTGTACACCAGCAGGGGTATTGCCAGCACCAGCAGCCTGAGCAGAATTCAAAATTGCTTCTTTGATTTCTTGCTTGAGTTGGTCCTTTTCTTCCTTAGACATTTTGACAGGACCCTTTTTACCTTCTTCGCCCTCGTTTTCGCCCTCAGCAGAACCCTCACCCTCACCTTCAAGGTGTTCATCTAGCAACATTTCGGCTAGTTGATCAATAGAAATCTTTTCTGCATTCTCATACAGAATGTCATAAATCTCCTCAGCAGGCTTGTCTGCATACTTGTGATCATACAAACAAGGAACAGTAGTGATAAACTCACCAACTCTGTGTTTTTTGAGGTCTGCATTAACTGCATAGTCATCAGCAATGTTCCACAGTTGAGGATCACGGTCGCCTCTACGATCCATGTGATCGTAAACTACGTGAAGAACCTCATGTGCTACAAGAAACACAACCTCAGGTTGCTTGAGCATCATAATGAAACGTGAGTTGTAATAAAAATACTTGCCGTCAGTAGCGGCAGTTGGGCACCATTCATCAGCATTAATAAGTTGGAGCCTAGTAGCAAGATTACCAAAGAATGAATGTTTCATCAAAAGACTGATGCGAGCAGTAACCAAACGCTCACGTGCCTCAGCATCAATTTTAGGGTCAGTTGGACCCACTAAATGTTGGAGTTTGGATTCTTTTGACTTTCCGTCGATTGAGTCAGTAATTTGAGACATTTATAAACTCCTTAATTGATTAATAGTAACTATTATACTACCATTGGGTAGCAATGTCAAGCCTTTATTCAGCATCAAACCAACGCATATACAGCATAGTTACCCGATTTTTCTCTTTGGCCACGTATTCATGCCCCAAATTCATGTTATGTCCATATAATTGGTTAGTATTGGCCTTGGTCCTAACACCAATATTCCAAAACTCAGGTCCGTCAGGAGTAGGGGAAACCATAAACTCACTGTTTACTTCCTGATCAGTTATCGTGTACATAGTAAACCACAATTTTAATGGATCTTCTATGTGTTCAATAAGATTAAAATCCTTGTGCCACCCATAGTCATCACCCAATGGGTTAGGATTTGGGTTTACCAAAACAGCAAAGTTAAACAAGACAGGTGTGACAACACCAGCATCTATCAATTTTCTTTCGTTCATTTCGATAAATTGTGCTACCACTTCAGGGACATTGGTTTTCAAAATGTCGTGGTTATCGTGTCTGTTATTCCAAACTAAAGTATCTTGCTCTGTAATATTGCCCTCTGTATCAATAAACAAGCCAGTCCCAAGATCATTATTTACGGTAGTTAGTAACTGATCATGCAATCTTTGGTCTAAAAAATCGGACTCGTAAAACCAGCGGTATTTCGATTTATTCATATAAGTATTTACTACCAAAGAAAGACGTTAGAAAAGGGCGGGGAGAGTAAGGAATGTCTCGGACCCTACTCTCCCCTAGACCGATCATTTGCGATCGGAAACGATATACTTTCCATATTTGGTATAGAAAGTATTGAAGTTTTTGAGTTGGGTAGGCTCAAAGGGCAGTTTGTAAGTAGTCAGTGCAATTTTTGCACCCATTACAACTAACTCAGTTTCAAAGTTATCCATCATAAAAGCAAAGAAGTTGTCACCCATTTCGTGGAACTTCTTGTTATCAACCTTTTTGACTTCAAGCGCCTCACGTAGTTCGTAGCACATTGAAACAGTCAACGAATACATAGCAGAGATTTCCTTGACTTTAAGTTCCTTGACCTTACCAGTCAATACATCAGACGGGTTAGGAAGTTTACCTGCCAGTTTACGATGGGCAAGAAACTTAGTAGACAGACCCTCACCTACAGTACCAGAAATCAGATTGTGCAGGTTAGTGTGATCTTCCTCAATGTCGAGCAGTTGACTTACAAACACCCAAGAACGGGGAGTAGCAAATGCACGGCTAGAAGATTTGCTGTCAAAATCATACAGGTCTTGCTTAGAGAATGACAAGTAACCAACAACATCCTTGTGAATGTTGTTAAGTACGGCCCAGTCTTGCCAACATGCAAAATCGGGACGCAATTCAACGTGAATAAAACGATTAGCAAGGGGCATCGGCATGCGATAAGTAACACCCTTGTCAGTGTCACGGTTACCAGCGGCAACAATTACAACATTGTCAGGTAACACATACTTACCAACCCTGCGATTAAGAACCAATTGATAACCTGCTGCCTGTACAGCAGGAGCCGCAGAGTTCATTTCATCGAGGAACAACACCACAATCGGATATTGACTAGCAAGCTCCTCATCAGGAAGATCGATTGGGGGAGCCCAATCCATTTTGCCATTGTCCTTGTTATAGAAAGGAATACCTCGTAAATCAGTAGGCTCCATTTGCGCCATACGCAAATCGATCATTAAACCACCTAGATCAGAGGTCACTGATTCAACGATTTCAGACTTACCAACTCCGGGAGGACCCCAGAAGAAAATAGGACGTTTTACTTGAAAAGCAGTGTGAAGTGCTTTTTCGGCTTCGACTGCTGTAACAGTCAGGGTATCAGAAAATTGAGACATTTGTATACTCCGTTATTTAACTTTACAATACTAATTATAGTGCCGGGTGAGGGTAATGTCAAGCCTTTTTTGAAAAAAATTGATTTATTTTGCCCATATAAATCAATGACTTAGTTCTCAGGCTCCATTAATTTGAGCATAAGTACCCATTTTTCGACCATTCCTATCTGCTCATGCATGTCTAAAACCTTCTTTTCCACAGGTTTGTAGTTTTTAGACTGTCTGGCTCTGATCTCTAATTTGCTTAGTTCATCGATTTGGGTACAGCAGTTTTGATACAGTTTACGGAGATCATAATTATAGCCACTCATAGACTTGATACTGTCATAGACTGTATCATAATAGGATCTTGCTTCGACTGCGTTTTGGAACTTAATCTCACTCATACCCATATTATAGTACCAGTGAAGTTAATTGTCAAGCCTTATTTTTTAGGTCTTAACAAAGGGGGACGGCCGTCACGTTTTATATTCCAGCCAAGTTTCTTTGCGTTTTTTTGCATAGTGTCTGGTTTGATATCTACAGTAAGTGCCATTTTAAATCTTGGATCATCTTTTTCTGCTTCGCTTGGAATATATCCTGAAGCACCTTCTTTATAGATACTTTTTATTTTTGGATTGTTACTAATACGATATTGATTGACCATTTCCCATCGTTGAATTAATTCTCTGGAGTCTCTTTTGTCTACATCAAAATGATATTGCAAGAATTTAATTATTTCTGCTCTTGTATATCCTTTCTTAACAACACCGGAGATTGCTTTTAAATAATCAGAATAATCAGGCATACCAAACTCATCGTATTTTTGGTCGAGTCTGTACATTAGACTTTCATCAAACTTTGCTAACAAGTCATAATAGTCTAGTTTTTCACCCAAATGATCTAATGCTATTTCTCTTGCTTTGGCTTTGTCTGATGTATGTTCTTTTTCTACCTTGATACCTTTATCTAATTGTTGTAATACTTCTCGTCTGTTTACGTTGTATTTCTGACACAATTCGTCAACTGATGGAGTTGGTGCGTCTAGTTTTTCAATCCCTTGTGATTCTTCAAACGTTCTGCGTAGCAATTCTTCTTCGATAGACAATTCTTTTGATCGCAATTCGTTTCTAAGATCAAACAATGCTTGGAAGTATCCTCTGCTACGTGCGGCTTTAAATGCTAAATTTTCAGGACCAAACTCACCGTGTTTATCTAAACCTGCTTGTCTGTATCGTTTAACAATGTCAATTGCTTTTTCTACTTTTTCTTTGTCTTGTTGTTTAAGTGCTTCTAAAATAAATTCTTCTAATCTTTCAAACTTCAATGCCGCATCTGCTTGATCAAAGTTAGCACGTTTCTTTGTAGGTATACGTGTCATTTTATCTCTAAGTACACTGTATTCTCCTAAACTTACGTGAGGCTGTGCTGTATCTTGTACATAAAGTTCTACTGGAATATCTCTTACTGTAATGTCGTAAGTGTCGTTGTATAAAGATTTTTTTGCTTTAAATAATTCTTGGTATACTTCATTGTCAGGCAGTTGACTAAAATCTATTAAGATATGCAAGTCTAAATCTGAGTGCGGAGTATATGTGTAGGCTACGTTAGAGCCAGTAATAATGATATCTTCGATAGCAAGATTGGGTATTCCCATAAACTCAATAAAGTCATCAGCAATAATTTCTAATTGTTTTTTAATGTTGGGCTTGAGTTTTGTGCCGTCGAACAAAAGCGGATTAAGTTCGTCATTAAACTTAACCGCATCTTCCAATCTAAATTTGTCGAGTTCGGTAATCTGCATAATAGTATTTATTCTCTATTGTTTTAAATGCAGAAAAGGAGGCCTTTTGGGGGGAGGCCGTACCCCATGAATTTTATTCGTCAGTCCAGTCTTTGGGTCCTGTTGTAATCACTACTGAGTTGTAAGGTTCTGATTCTGGTTTAGCAAAAGTTGCTGTATATTTCCAATTGTTACCTGTGTAGTGTACAGATTCAGTAGGATAACCTCTGTTGCAATTGTTATCACATGTTACGTGTGCTGAGTTACTCCAATAACCATATGACATTGCAAAATTACCGTTGGCTGGATCAGGTTGTTTTACTGATGTAGGTGGAGTAATATAACATGTAAAGATTGAGCCTGAAGGAGCATGTGTGTTAGACTGCAAATTTACAGTTTCTCCTACACCAACAACAGTGGTAACATCTTTCTTGTCTACTGCAAATGTTTGATTACATTTGAATGCTTGATCACCTTTATTAGTGACTTGCAATCCTAATGTCACTGGATCGCTGTTAACTTGCATTTTTTGCGTTTGACAACCTGCAATTGCAAGTAAACTTACTACCAGTACTACTGGTACAAATACATATTTTTTCATTTTAAATACCCTTTATTTTTTTAATATTTCATTTAAGACAGCAATTTTAACCGCAATGTCAATTGCTTGTTCTGCTCTGTCCAAACCATCTTTACGGTAACCGTGATGACCATAATAATTATTATGTCTAACTACAATAGTACGCCCATGATGCTGATTCGGTGACATATAAGAACCATAATGATGCTTTTTTAATGTCCAACCACGAGGATAATGGACTTGATACCCGTTTTCGATTCTAACAGGACCAGTTACTGGATAATGCTCGCGGATCACTCTTTCAAAAGATTTATCGGCTAATGCAGGTTGAGCAATAAAGACAAGTGTCAAAACTGCAATTAAAGATAGTAGTCGTTTCATAAGAAGTCTCCTAGTTATTTACATTATTTAGTATATGACACTATACACCGTAGGAAAAGTAATTTGGGTAAATTAATTTTGGAAAAGATGCAGAGCGCCATTGCCTGTTCCTGTCTTTGCCAACTCTGGTGCTGGTGCTAGTTTGTTGAATTTAATCCCATAACTTTCAGCCATTATTATCAATATCTTTGATATCGAATGATTTTCTATCTCTGATAAAATTATATCACTGTTAGGTTCTAAGTATTCACCGATCGTAGCATAAAATTCTGTATGTATATGCCAATTTGGATCTATAATTTTTCTTTCCCAATCGTCTTTAAAGTTTTGTGGATTTTCTGGACTATGCGGAGGATTCCCTACAACTAAATCAAATTTTAAATTTTTAGGTAAATCCCCTATTTTATCTAAATGATAGGCCTTCACTTTATCACTAACATTATTTTTTTCAGCATTACGCAAAGCATTTTCTATTGACGGTTTGTGTATGTCCATAAACGTTACGGTTTCGCAAATTCCTGCATCTAATAAACTATAACCAATTGCACCTAAACCTGAACACCATTCTAAACAATGCTTATATTTTTTACCTGTTGATTTTATGTGGTCAAGAAAATCTGTATATTGGGTTGAACCGCCGCCGTCATGGCTGCTGTCATAATCTATAACTATACCGTTGTCAAATGTTAATGTGTGCATTTTAATATGATACCTCTTCGTAACGTTGCTTCAACCATTCCCACTCGTAACTTAGACGCAACTTCTCAAAGTCGCCATCTACTTCGTTAAAATATTCTTCAGCATCTAGTGCTCCTTTAATCGAATCCTGGAAAAAATCTTGTTTAGGATCCGCTGTATTCAGCCACACTTCTAAACGTTCTTTGCTAATTTCTGTGTCGTCTACTAACAACTTAATAACTTCTCTGAATGCTGTACGCCAGGTAGAGAAAGCATCAGTGTTGTACATTGCTGTTCCTGATAACAATTCTACACTAGCATGAGGGTCGTCTAGTGTAAAGTCTAGTCCATATCCTGGGTTGTCAAGTGTCAACTTTTTATTGTATGCTATCATTGCTTGGTGGCCATATATCAATCCATTAACAGGATTCTTTGCTTGGAAGATATAATGCTTTGGTGCTTGCATACGATCAGGTTGCCAGTTAAAGTCAAACTTAGGTGAAACTTTGAGTTTTGCAAACACGGTAAATGCCCAAGGTGTTTCAGATGCTTCAGCCGATGCATGGTATGCTTGCACACGACCATTAACACCGTCAACTCTTACAACACGATTGGGCAGTCCCTTTGTTATCCTTTGCAGATGTTCCCAATTTTCCTCTGCACCTGTTTCGCCGTTTGATAAAAATACTATGTCCATTGGTTTTGATAATGCTAATCTGTTAGCAGTCTTAATGTATGGGTATTCGTATAGTTCTTTTTTAACAACATCTTTAACTTCTTTTGGTACGACAATTCGTGTCGCACCTGTCGATTGTACAATAATAGTTTTAGATTCTTTTGTCCACAATGACATTGGTTCTTCTTCGATAATTTGCAAGTCTTTATCTGTGCTAGAAACTAAAATACTATAAGGGAAATCTTCTAGTTGTTTGATACTCTTTACATGAGAATCTTCGTCAGAGACGATTACAGGCGCTCTCAGGCGCTTGGCACGTAGTGTTTGATTATAATTAACATTGTCATAATCTTCTAGGGTGTCTGTGATAGTTTTGTTTTCTAATAGCTCACGTGTTTTGTTCACATCCATAAAAAATGTATCACCAAACTTTTGCTTGTCACTAGGGAATACGTGTAAGTTATCACGTGCAAAAGGATCACAGATATATGAAAAATCAAAATCATTATAATCACAAATAGATGATGCTACCCAAATATAGTGTTCTTTTTTCTTGGGTTGAGCATCAACAATTTGTAGCATATCCTGTACATAATCACCAGAATGACTAATATATGATACATTTTGTCTTGGTGCTTTGGCTTGAAGTTGTTTTATTACTGCTTCAGTTTCTTTGTTACCGTGATCAACTACAACAATATCGTAAACACACTCTGTTGCTTTTGCTCTTATATGTTTAACAAAGTTTAAATTGTTTAAGTGTTCAATGACTTTGATGTATTTTGTATCTTGACCAAACGTTTCTCTGTTGACAAGATATGTCGTTCCCCAATGTGACCACTGCGTACCAAAGATTGTAACCATCTTCATCTGCCAAGGATTAGGATAGTATTCAAAATCAAATTCTGCATAATCTAACTCAGAGTTTAATACCCAAACTAAATCAGTTGTAGAACGATTAATACAACGATTAACTGTATCTACCCATGAGTTTAGATACCTTGTTTTTTTCATGTTTGGATATCTTGTTTGTAACTTTTCAAAACGTTCTTTAGATTCTTTGTTGCCTCGATCAACATAAAACATATCAGGCTTGACAAATAGTTTTGCTAGTGATTTTTCATCAATACCTTGATCATCAACATACTTGAAGTTTCTAAATCCACCTAAGAATTTCTTGGCACTAACAAAGTATGTTTGTGTTGTAGCACTTTCTGGAGATCCAAATACATGTACATAGTCAGTTTCCCAAGCAATTTGTACTTTTGCTGGTCTCCAATCAAAATCAAAATCAGTGTAATCAATACTTTTTCTGATAGCCCAAAATATTTCAGTAGGATGTTCACGTACCAAATCTTCTAGTGTTGTTGTGATGTAATACTTAGGTATGCTGATACCATCAGATTTGCGTTGTATGCGTTCTTTATATACTGTTTCAGTTGCGCCGTCTACTATGTATCTAGGACCGTCTTCTTGGTCTGCTACAGTACCAAACTGATAATTATAAGCAGGTGCAAGAGGAGACGGTCTCCAAGAAAAATCAAATGTGTTAACATCACACGTGGGCGCAATTTTCCAGTTGTGTTTACTTTGCTCTAGTTGTGCTACAATATCATGTACATACTTAATTTCTGTAGCTCCTGGCATACGATATTCTACTGTAGGAAATTCTTCTGCGTTATGATGTTGATTACCAAACACGTAAATAAACGGGCCATCTGTATGATCAGGATGCCAAGACCAGTCAAAGTATTCAATTTGTGCCCCGTTTAGTACATTCCAATTTGGATCGTTTGGATTAGGTACTTTAATTGCTTTTAAGATACGAGGGTCAATGTATTTTACTTTCTTTGCTCCCTTAACAATATATCTAGGTCCACCTGTTTTTTGCCACTGTGTACCAAACTGATAGATGAACGGATCGTCTTCAGCATACGGATGCCAAGACCAGTCAAATGTATCTTCATCTATGTTGTGTGGTATTTCCCAGTTAGTTTTATCTGGACGTGCTTTTGCTAACGGTTCTTCAATATACTTGACTTCTTTTGCACCTTTTACAACATATCTAGGTCCACCTGTCAATGCCCATTGTGTACCGAACTGATAAATGTATGCAGGATCGTTATCGTCTGGGTGCCATGAAAAATCAAAATCATCAACGTCTACACTATCAGGTATTTGCCAGTTGTCTCTACTTGGTTTACGTTTAACGGTTTTTTCAACATCAATATATTTGACTTCTGTTGCGCCTTCAACAATATATTTTGGACCGCCTGTCTTTTGCCATTGTGTACCAAATTGATATATCCAAGGTTCTTCATATGGACTAGGCTCCCATGAAAAATCAAACTCTCCATGTTCAACATTTTCAGGCACTTGCCAATTATCAAATACTGGCTTACGTATAGCACGTTCATCCATATACTTGTATTCGGTTGCTCCTTCTACAGTATATGTTACACTAATTTTATCTTGTGGTTTATTCCATTGGTTACCCCATGCATAAATGAATGGGGGTTCGTCTGGATCCGGTACCCACGCATAATCTTCTAATTCACAATCTTCTAAATGCTCAAACATTTCAGGTCTTGGTAATAACTTACATGCATCATTTAGATCATTAATATATTTTATTTCTTTTGCGCCTTCAACTCTGTATTCAATAACAGGCATTTTTTCAGCAGGATAGTATTTGCTACCGAAATGATAGATAAAAGGTTCTTCAGTTTCATCGTGGTGCCAAGACCATTCAAAGTTAGCAACTTTGTAATTACCTAATATACCCCATTCTTTTGCGTTAGGATTAGGCAATCGTGTAGATTTTAAAATACGAGGGTCAATATATTTTCTTGGTGAGCCTTCATGCACACCGGGTGTCATGTAAATATGTCCACCTGTTTTCTGCCATTGCGTACCAAATACATAAATGTAAGGCTCATCTTCTGCATAAGGATGCCATGAATAATCAAATGCATCTTCATCAACTAATTCAGGATCGTACACCCAGTTATCTTTGTTTGGTATTGCTCTTGCAACTTGATCTTCTACATATTTTACTTCTGTTGCACCTTCTACTGTATAAACAGGTCCACCAGATAATGCCCATTGAGTTGGAAATTTATAAATGTAAGGGGGAGAAGTTGCGTCTGGATGCCAAGACCAATCGAAAGAATCTTCATCTATCTTATTGATCGTTGTCCAGTTATGTTTGCTGGATAGACGTTTTACTTTTTGAGAGTCTACATAACTGACTTCAGACGCTCCTTCAACTACGTACCTTGGACCACCTGTCTTTTGCCACTGAGTAGCAAACTCGTAGATGTAGGGCGGATCCTTGGGGTTAGGTACCCAACTGTAATCAAAACCAGTGTCATCAATATTGTCAGGAATTTCCCAATTATCATTGGGTCCTAACGTGGCAACAATATCATTTATATATTTGATTTGTTCTGCGCCGATAACTCTGTATTGTACAGTAGGCATAATTTCTGCACTATAATATTGATTGCCAAACTGATAGATGTATGCTTCTTCCGTATCATCTGGATGCCAACTATAATCAAAATCTTTTATTACTGCATTGTTTAATACAGTAAATGCATTTTCATTAGGTAAACGGTTTGCTTTTAAGATACGTGTGTCAATATACTTAACAGGAGATCCTTCATGTACCCCCGGCGTACGATATACAGGTCCACCTGTCTTTTGCCATTGTGTGCCAAAAACATAAACGTACGGTTGATCTTCTACGTATGGGTGCCAACTAAAATCGAATTCGTTTTCATCGATAAGTTTAGGATCGTACACCCAATTATCTTTACAAGGTGTTGCATGTGCGGTTTGGTCGTCAATGTATTTGACTTCTTCTGCACCTGGCGTCATGTAAATAGGCCCGCCGCTTAAAGCCCATTGTGTTGCAAAATGATAAATGTAAAGAGGGCTAGTAGAATCTGGATGCCATGAAAAATCAAATCGATCAGTATCAATATTAGCAGGTACTTTCCAATTTTCTTTTTGAGGAAGTGCTTTAGCCTTGATAATGTCTTCATATTTTGTAGATGTCGCTCCTTCTACTACATAACATGGTCCGCCTGTCTTTTGCCACTGTGTAGCAAATTCATGTATCATAGCAGGTTCGTTGGGGTTAGGTTCCCAACTATAGTCAAATAATTTGTGGTCTATCTTATCTGGTGTTATCCAGTTCTCCATGCACGGTCTACGTGTAGCACGTTCATCCATGTACTTGTATTCAGTTGCGCCTTCTACTACAAACTGAATACTAACTTTGTCTGTGGGTTCATTCCACTGATTGCCCCATGCATAGATATAAGGTGGTGATGTAGGGTCTGGTCTCCAAGAGTAGTCAATGCCATATGAATCTTCTAAATGTTCAAACAGTTCTGGCTTTGATGCTAATTTGGGTTTAATGTCTTCTACATATTTAATTTCTGTTGCGCCTGGCACAGTATATTTTAACGTAGGCATAACTGCGCCTTCGTATAAATGATTACCAAACACATAAATGAAAGGGGGTTCTAATGGATCCGGGCGCCAACTAAAATCAAAGTTTTCTACTTCTTCTATAATTTCCCAGCGATCCCATTGGGGCATAACTGGAATAGGATTAGTCATGTACTTGACTTCTGTAGCGCCGAGTACTTTATATTCTAATGTAGGTTTGATTTCAGCAGGTTCATATTTGTTACCCCAAATGTAAATATAGGGGTCGTCCATTGGATCTGGTCTCCAACTTAAATCCCACTTACTTTCATCAACTTGTTCGTGTATAATTAAACACTCAGTGTTAGGTAGCAGTTCAACGATTTCTTTCATGTATTTTACATGTCCGTTGTTACCTGGTGTATGATACTCTAACGCAGTTTGCAATTCAACTGGATAAAATTTATTACCCCATTTGTATATGTAGGGAGGTTCCGTAGGATCTGGATGCCATGTAAAATCAAATTTTGATTTATCTATGTTATCTAAAATCTTCCAATAATTGTTAGGCTCACGTTTGCGACTAACAGGATTTACATCTTGTCTATAGATTCTAATATCTGATTGATCTTTAGGACACAACCAAGTACCTGAATCTTTTTGATGTAAACTAGGCCAAATGTTATTATGATCTTCTGCCCAAACTTCATCGTCAGGTAAGAAATCAAAATCAAAGTCCCAATCAAAAACAGAGTAATCACAATGTTCGTTGATTATCCAAAAGTGACTTGTTCTGCACTGTGTACGTGCATCGTCTATGTCGGTTGCGAATCGTTCTCTAGGATGAACGTTGGGTTTTTCACCAAAGTAAAATACGTCTCTCAGCATATATGTACTTATGAAATAACACGTGTGCCGTAAAGTTTTTCAAATCTATCTGCGTCTGATCTATCATTAACCATGGGTTCTCCTCTGATGTTTAATGATGTGTTTAGAAGTATAGGGCAACCTGTTTCTTTGTACCATGCTTCTAACAATCGTCTAATACCTGTATCGTCTTTAGGAACAGTTTGCACTCTGCTTGTGCCATCAGCATGTATGATAGCAGGGAACTTTTTAGGATGTCTGCAAGGTGCAACTACTTGCATGTAGGGGGAAGTTTCCCAACCAGGTGGCATAACAAAATAATCGTCCACTAGTTCTTCTAAGATCATAGGAGCAAACGGTCTAAATTTTTGTCTCTTTTTAATTTCATTTACTTTGTCTTTTATCTTAGGACCTCTAGGGTCTGCTAGTAAACTTCTAGTACCTAATGCTCTGGGTCCAAACTCTGCTCTACCAGATGCGATACCTACAATCTTTTCTTTCTTTAGTGCTTTAACCATTGCATCTACTGGATACTCACCCGGTATGTTTGTGCCTAAAAAAGCATTTTTCCAATTTAATTTTTTACCATAATCTAATGCCGCGGCTCCTAATGAGTTACCAGCATCACCTGGATTAGGCATGATCCATATGTTCTTAAAGTATTCGCCTAGCAATCTGTTTGCTGAACAGTTAAGAGCAACACCACCACCGTATACTAAGTTTCTGCTCTTACCTTTGATCTTTGCTTTGTTCATTACAATGTTAATTAATCTTTCAACGTATGCTTGTGATGATGCGGCAATATCAAAGTCGTCTGCACCTTTTAAGAATTCAGGATCAACTCCAATGTGCGAATTAGTTTTAAAGTCTAATTTTTCCGTGTGGGCTCCAAAGTAATCTTCAAGTTTTTTAGTATGCTTAGGTTCGCCGTATGCAGCCATACCCATTAAAATATATTCTTCATCTAGCGGACGCAAGCCAATTCTATGAGTCATTGCACTATAATACAAACCAATAGAGTTAGGATACTTTAAAGACCACAAACGTTTGTATTTTGCATTACCTTTTTTGTCATAGTATGCATGCCATATAGTTGCACTATCTAACTCACCAATAGCATCAATAACAACTACAGTTGCTTCATCATAAGGTGATGTTTGAAATCCAGCGGCCGCATGACATTTGTGATGCGTGTGAGTATTAAGGGGCAAAGCATCATAAAAAGGATGTTCAATGAGTAGTTTTGGGTCAAACGAATCTAAAATCCACTCATGCAAATAGTCGTGAACTTTAGGTCCTATAAGGTCTTTTGCCATAAACGGACCCAATTTCTGACCTGCTCTAAATTGACGTATGGCTTTGAGCCATGGTTTTTCATAATAATTAACAGTTAAATAATCATTCTTTTGATCACAGAAAGAAAGTGCTTCTTCTATAATATCGATACACAGGTCTTTGTCGTGTTTCTTTTTACTGTATCGTTCACTGTGCCCAGCAAAAAGTATTTCACCATTATCGTCAATTAATGTTACACCGGCGTCATGGAAACCACAACTTAGCCCTAAATATTTTCTATTTTTTCTACTCATATTTTACTTGTAAATAAATGGATCTCGCTTTCTTAATTCTTTAAGTCTGCGTCTATATTCTCGTTCTCTTTTAAATTTAACATATGGATATTTTAACAAGTCCCATAATTTTCTAAAAAAACGTTTGATCTTTTCTAATAATTTTTTAAACATTTGTTTTCCTCAATGAACAGTAATAGTTCTTCTGCATATAACATGTGAGGTTCTTTGCCATGATGCCAGTATTTTGCTTTTTCATTGACATATCCCAGACGTTTGTACTTCGGATAGAAGCCCTCATCTAATTCGTGCATCTGATAGTATTTAGTAGGGTCAACCAATGGCAAAAAATCTTTTATGGCTTCATTGTCTTCAGTATATTGTTGCATAGAATTACACATTATA